ATGAATGATAATCAATTTTATGTAGAAATGGTTGGTAATTTAGTTTGGCCTGTAGTAGTAATTATATGCGTTTTTATTATCAAGGATAAAATACAAAAGATAGGATTAAAGTTAGCAAAATACAAAGATGCTGAGCTTCATTTTAGTGATCAACAAACTGCTAAACCAAATTCAACAGTTCAACAGGATTTGCAACGTTTAATTCCTATTGATTCTACTGGGTTTCGCAAAGAGGTTGAAGATAGATTGCAAGACTCACTAGTTCAGATTACAAGTGATGAAGAGAAAATTGATATTCTTGTTAAAAACTTAGCTCAAGAGCAATTAAACAGAGCCTTCGAAACAATTTATTACAACATATTTGGTACACAAATTAGATTGCTTGAATTTTTATCTGTCCAAGAATCAGGAGCAGTGAAAACCACCGATATTCTTCCTTTCTTTGAAGAGTGCAAAAAAAGTAATCCTCAAACATTTTCTAAGTCAAATCTATCTGATTACCTTAATTTTCTTCATACATGGGAATTGCTAGAATTTGATGCGGATCAGTACATAATAACAAAAAAAGGCAGAGCATTTTTAAGATATATAACGGCAATGCAGTTTAATAAAAATAAAGCGTTTTAAATACTAAATAAACGATTAAAGACTGTACGCATAAAATCAGCTAACTTAAAAAAGTCCCTGCAATAAACAGGGACTCAGCATTAATTCACCGTTACCTAAGCTAATTACTTAACTTTTGGTAACGTTGCTAAAATTGCAGCTAGCGTATCATGACCAAACATAATGCTACGCTCTGGAGACCAACCATATAGGCTATCGGGATGGTTATTGTGATCTTTAAATGGCATCTCTACAGTATAAGACAAACATTTAAAGGTTTCGCCAACCCAGTTAGAACAGATAGTTAGATTTGCTTTACCTGGTTCATCTTTGCCGTAACCGTGTTCATCTTGGAACTCAGGCGTTACTGTTAGTAGTGCTTGCTTGAAGGTATTTTCAAGATCAGCAAGGTAAGCATCATAAGATGGGATACCCTCAGAACCAGCAACGAAGTTGTAAGGGATCGCTTCATCACCATGAATATCAAGGAAGAAATCGATCCCCGTCTCTAGCATACGTTGACGAACATGATAAACCTCAGGGCTACGCTCAAGGCTTGGCTCCGCCCATTCACGGTTAAGGTTCACACCAATTGAGTTCATGCGTAAATGACCACGGATCGCACCATCTGGGTTCATGTTTGGCACAATATAGAATACGGCTTGATCCAATAGAGCACGAGCAACCGTATCAGTCTCATCCAGTAGGCGCTGAACTACACCTTCCATAAACCACTCAGCCATGGTTTCACCTGGGTGCTGACGTGCAATCAACCAAACTTTCTTTTTGCCTTCATCAGGCTCACCAATGGTCAATAGACTCATATCATTGCCATCAAGGGTGTGACCTAGAGTCTCAAGGCGACAGTTGTGCTGTGCTTGCGCTAGGTGAATCAAATCTTGGTGACGATCGTAGCTGTATGGTGCAAAGTAAGCAAAGTACATAGAACCGTGCTCAGGAATGATGCTAAAGCTTAGTGTATCACCATCAAACTCAGCAGGAATTCGGAACCACTCTTCACGGTCGTAAGAAGCCACTATATCGTAGCCGTTCCAGCCTTCAGGGTAACCGGATTTAGCAAGATCAAGGATCTTAAAGCTATGTGATTGTTGAGGCTCACTCTCTAAACGCAATGGCCGTTTTATGCTTATATTTATGATTTTATTATAATTATTGATAATTTAAAGATTTTGGGACGTAGATTGGGTCATTCCTATCATTTGCTGCTCTATTTTTTCTATTTCTGATTTGTTGTTACTTGGCATCCAAGCCGCATAGACTGACATTACCATTAACATGTTGCTATGGCCCATTTGCGCAGCAATAAATGCTGGATTTGCGCCATTATTTAATAGCCAACATGCATAGGTATGTCGAGTCTGATATGGATTTCTATAGGTGATACCAGTAATTTGCATACAACGTCGCCATAATTTACCTAAGCCTGCTGGACTATAGTATCCATAGGTATTGTTTCTATTATTCCGACCCAGTCCAGTTCTAAATACCCAAGTACATGGTTGTATAGTACTTTTTCTTTTCTGACGGGAACTTACATCGATTTCTACAGGGGGATACATAAACGTTATGGCTTTTTGTTTGCAAAGGGCGTCAAAAGCTGGCGATAGTAGGGCGATTGTTCTTTCTCCAGCTCTGGTTTTTGGCACTTTGAAGCGATTTTGAGCAGTTAAGGATCTTTTTACGGTAATTTGTTTATTCATTAAATCAATATCTTCCCATGCTAGCGCACAAAGTTCACCATGGCGTAGTCCTGTATAAACAGCAATGGTCCAAAGATTTTTTGTCTGTTCATCTATGAATGGATGACTAACCAATCTTTGAAACTCCTGAACTTCTAAGGGAGCAGGATCTTGTTTGTCTATCGTAAGATGCTTCACTCCATTAAATGGATTTGATTTAATTGCTCCAACATTTAAGGCATATCTAAACAGATCTAAGCATGTAATTAGATATTTATTAACTGTACTAGCCATTCTTCCTGTTATATTGCCCTTGGTCCGAGTAAAGCTTTGTCCATTTAATAACTCAAATCTTAGCTTCATAGCATCTGAATAGGTGATATTACTGATGAGTCTATTTCCATCTAAGATCATTGAGCATGTCTTGAGCATTGATCTTAATCTTTGTGTTGTTTCTGGTGTATGGTCGACGGTTTTAACTTTGAGCCATTCCTCAATAAATTCATTGAGTGTTTTATTTTTCCCTGAATAATGACCTAGCCGTTGTGCCATTTTGGAATTAGGAAATCTTTCTAAATAATCAAATATTCCTCCAGATATCTCTTCAATAATTATTGCACGAAGTCGACCCGCTTTTTTTATATTAGTAGGGGTATTTGACCATCCTTTTAAAGTTTCTCGACAACGTTGACCTTTATAGGTAAATGAAATGCGCAGAGATTTACCCCTGTATTCTACACCTTCAGGGAGGATCATTAGGCTACTCGTTTTGTATTATCAAAAAATTTATCAATCTCAATACGGTTATACATAATTTTTGCATTTCGGGCAGTAGATCCAGATGGACCTGCTTTCTTATAATGTTTGTCTTCGATCCATGCCATAAAGCGGTATTGTTTAATTTGTCGAGAGGTTAACCCTGTTAATACTGTAATTAACTTTTCATCAACCCATTTATTGGGTTCTACATGATAAATTATTGTGTTCATTATATGTAGGCAAGGATACCTCCTGCTTTAGCGGGAGGAGGAATTGCTTGCTCTCTCCATTTTTTGAATTAATGTTGTTGTTCGGGCGGACACTCGGACTGCGTTTTTCTTAACGTTTGCACTGGCGTGAACTTTCTCACCTATAATTGTTTCTAGTGCAAAATATCCAGTACTGCGTTTTCCTTTAACGAACCCATCGCCTTGCGGGGTCGAGATAAAATCATGCTTCCTAAGTCCAAAAATTTTACCCACAGGTACTTTCTTTTCAGATCGAGAACCTTTAGTGAGCTGATAATCGCCTTTTGAAACGTGCCTTTTAAAGAAGATAAAATCATTTTGCTTGGCGAGTTCTCCATCTTCTAAGCATATTGCTACTGCATCGTAATAATGCTCTTTCGATAAGCCTAAAATCTGTTCACGCTTAAACTTTGTTTCGTAGCCAAAGGTCTCTGTGAACAACCACACTTGCTTCAGTCGCGACTTGATAATGCCAATCTCAGTAGCGTGCTTAGTTCGTGACTTTTTCGTCTTAAATTCAAATTTACCTGCATGTAAATCCGCATGACAAGATTCACATAAAGTAATCAAGTTACTTGGTGCATCTGTGCCACCATTTGAGCGAAACTGAATGTGATGTACGTGCAATTGACTACTGTGTTTTCCTTTGTGACCTGACTTGCACTTGTAGCCATCTCGGTGAAGCACGTAGGCTTTAACGTTGTAAAAGTCTTTTTGCGCACCATTTTGGTAACCAACATCCGTTACTTCGGGGTTGGTGATCTTGTGAATGTCAAAACTAGCTGTTTCGACTTTCCACTCACTGATAGGCAAGATAGATTCAACGAAATTCCGTTCACGTAGATGTGACTCTAACTTTGACTTTAAACTAGGCGCTACTCGACCCTTAGTTCGCATTGATGCCCGATTAGCCCATCTTGCAGGACGATAACGATACTTTCGACCACGACGATTTCTGCGATACATCGCCCGTTGTTCCATCTTCTTAGATACATCTTGTCGTAAAGCTACTTGACTTTGATATATGACCTTTCCAAGCCCTACCACAGCACAGCCTATGGTTTTGCTGCCAGTATCCATCCCTGCCACGAGCGTTTGCTTGTAGCCTGAGCTACCACCAATTAGTTTGATGGTAAAAGGTGTTAGCTTTACCACCTTTGCATCACCATGCTTGAGTAAAACTCTAGCTTTCTGTGGTTTGCATGGCATTAACGGCTCACTATTTTTGTTTAGTACAAACACGAACATTGCGTATTTCTCCTTCGAGTTATGCGTATCTGTATGCTTGAGGCACATACAGAGTCCGGCTTCCTCTCGATCAGATATTAAGGCTTTAGGTGAGGTTGACTGGCTATAACGCTTTAAGCCTGTTTACAGTGCCTCGACAGAGCAACGGACTGAGGTGGCATCCGAGGGTGTCTATGTCCAAAATATCGTTTAACTCACATATGAACCTCAGTGAGTGATCTGGTCAACTTGGCTTTTACAAGCCCGCTCCTTTAGGAGCGGCGTAATTGACTAGCTGTTACCTAATATTTATCTTCGCAGTTAACATTCTACGAATGATTTTTGCGGTAGTTAGTTAAGCCCATGTAACACAATAGCGCAGAGAGAGTTGTATTAGCAGGGACTTAAGCGGTAGCTTTTCATGTTGTTATTTAAATAGGATGGCTTATTGAAGAACAAAAGAAGCTCTTCTTGTATAATTTTCATCATTATATCGTGAGACAGATTCAGCGATTGAACCATGGTTTAGTTGATGTTGGTATTTAATGAAAAACATTGGAGAGGTTATTCTTTCGAGCTCTGCTTTAAGTCGGTTAGCTTGGGTTGTACCATAGCTCCATGGATACTTTAAAAGTACTTTGCTTCGGATCACATATGCAAGACTTCGTTGTTTGGATGAATAACCTTTGAATTTAGCAATCATTAATTGATTCTCCTTTATGCAATATTTTGCGCAGATTGTAGGGCAGTTATAGCTTCGTTATAACCAACCCATTTATTAACCCCTGCATTTTCTAGAGCCGTCAGTATGGCGTCTCGTTGACGGAGGTAATTGGCTTCTTTCGCAGTTAGTTGAACCATCAATATCTTAGATGCAATATTGTTGGCCGAAACAAGCCGTCTAGAGAGAGCTGTAGTTGCTTCAGTACTTAGCTTAAAGCTAGAATTTAACGGTTGTGTTTCTTTAGTCTCTGTGGCTTTAATACGGAAACCTTCTTCCAGTCGCTTTTGTTCCAACTCTTTGTGTATTGCAATACGGCTGAGAACGAGAGCTTTAAAGTCATCATTCGCTTTAAAACAAATCAAATCCCAGTCGTTAAATAAAAAGTGGTAATTATCGTATTGATCCAAAAGTGCCTTATTCTCTCGTACCTTGGCCGCCGACAATTCCAGCTCAATGCAAATTTGACTGACTGCGGTATTGGCTGCACTGTTAAGGGACGTGATGTTTTTTTTACCTTTTAGGGCATCGATAATAGAGATGGATGGTTTAGGCATAACAACATGTAGTTCTTGAAATAATTCATTACTTAGCTTATCGATTTCACGATTTGCAAGATTAATGATATTTTTCCTTATCTCTTCTTTTCGATTCTTAACTTGTTTATCTGTAGCCAATCGAGCCTGGCGAATTTGTTCACTTATAAATTGAAGATCCTTAACAAAAGTATCAATGCTTTTTACTTCCCCAAGAACTCGTTCAGATAAGCTTTTAATCTTGTCTTCAGCACCTTTAAATACTTTCACTAATGCTTCTGCATCTGCAAAATCTTGATCGGTTTCTATTGGCTGTTTCGATTTTTCAACTAGCTCAGAGGCTGCTTGCTTAAATGCATCAAGGTTTGAATGTAGAGTTAGGCCATTCATTTGGTAAGTTAGAGCTGGCAGTGGATGAATAGGTTGAGCTTCAATATCTTCAATTTCTGATGTTAGAGTATAGCTAGAGAGATCTTTTTGAAATTGAAGCCAACCGGCAATTAATTTCTTTCGTCGCTCTGGAATCGAAATATATTCACATAAGGCAAAGAGTTCGCTGGTACCATCAGAGCAGACAAATAACGCTTTTTCAGCTTGAGATACCAATAGCTGTTGTTCTAATTGCCAATAGTAATGTGGTTCAAGATCATTATTGGTCACGCGAGTAAACAGTTCTTGGTTATAAAGTTTGTGCTCGAAAATGATACCTTCGAGTATTGTGATACCATCGTAACTGGCTAACATCCAATCGTATTCATCACTTAGCCCAGTTGCGGGGAAGAGCTCTTCACCAATGAGTTTTTCTACAAGAGGACGAGCCGCTTTTTCTGCAGCATGGCCTTTGGCAAAAATGGATTCTTGATAATTGTTGATCTCTGGCTGTTGGCCTGTGGCTTTTTGCTTTAGTAAGTCATTACGACTCTGATATTTTGATTCTCCCATCATTGCAGGAGCTTCACTGGCTGTGAATTTAGTTGCCCGTAAGTCTAACCAAGCTTGAGTTCCTTGTTGTACATTAATGATTTTCATCATTTATCCTCCTTTAGTTCACACTTGTAAATCGCAGTTTTTTGTCCTTCAGTTAAAGTACCCTTACTTTCTACTAGAGAAATGATTTGCTCTGCAGTTCGTTTCCCTGACTGAATAGCGTTACGCCAATTTGAAAGATTGGCATCAAACAGTTCAGTTGGATAGAAGGTGACGTGAGGTAATGTTTGCTTTTGCGGTGTAATGTCTTTTTCTATAGAGGCAAAGTCTTTACCTTCCATTTCTTCTGCGGTAGGAGCCTGGCCAATATCAGGCCATGCTTTGCGAAGAGCTTGAGCTTCTGCACATTTTGCTAATTGAGCATAGGGACGTTTTTTCCACATTGCGTTAGGTGTTGATGTGTATTTACTAGCTGTTGCGTAGTTTTCTATCCAGTACTCTTTGGCGCTAAAGGTGACAATGCGATCGCCAATTAATTTATAAACGGTATATTTACACCATTCAGGAAATTGATAATCCATGACGCTTTTATCGTCACCTAATTGCATTGTTATGTTTGGCCCAAATTCTGGCTCGTCGGCGCCTGCGTATGTTCCGCTTCTATCGGCTTGTATACGGTACAAGCCAATGCCAGGCATAACGACATCTCGGTACTCATAGATATCTTTTCCGTGACTATCTTTTTGGGATGTTTTCACATTCATTGGCACAATATGAACAGGTTTAAGAAGAATATCGAGTTGACGAGATAAGCAGTAATCAACGGCCATCAAAATGGATTCTTCTTTAGCACCTGGGAATACACTATTTTGTAAGGCTCCCCATGTTGATTGATCTAAGCCGTGTTGAGCTGCAAGGGGGTATTGTTGTTCAAAAGCGGTGAGTGGGATATCTGACATAAGAGATCACCTTAAAGTGTGAGTTTCGTTAGGTAAGGGGGAGTGCATAAGGTTAGCTCCCAAAACTTAATAGCCAGCTGCCATCATCTTCATGGTATCAATAGAATTTTGATGCTGAGCCTGAAATTCTTTGACGATGTTTTGATGATTAGCTTCTAAGAAATCAAGTAAGACATCTTTGGCAAACTCTTGGTAGCCTAGAACAGATAGAAGAGTATTATTCGATTCACAGTTAGCGTTCAGAAGGAATTTCATTAAACCGTCAGCGAGTTTCCCATTATGGCTTTCAAAATAAAATGTAGTGAAATCTGAAATTGTTAGGTTGCACCATTGGCGATTACTAAGAATTAACTTTTGTCCATTACTTAAAAAGGTTTCGAAGTCTTTTCTTTCATATTCAGTAACTTGATTTAGTATGTTTCTCATGAGTTGTTCTCCAGGTGAGCTTTACTTCTTTGCGATTTATGTTGCTATAACTGAATTTCTTAGTCGTCATTTAACCCAGAACTCAATCATCTCATCTGTTGTGATGACTTTTTGTATTTGAGATAAATAACGATCGTTGATCGCAGTATGAGGCGATTTTTCAATCTATAATTAAGCGCTTTTACTATATTCATTAAAAAAGGAGGTGTTTAATGGAATGGCTTATGTTTACAACGACTAAAGAGCTGTATTTAAATCCTATTCCCTTGCGCTTATTTGAAGAGGATCAAGCGTATGCAATATTGAATGAGGATCGGACGATAACGTATATTTTCAGGAAAGAGATGATTGACTATCTGTTTCCATCGTCTCAGATAGCTGATGAATTTTTATCATCAATAGATCAGCTACCTGACCTAACTAGTGGTAATGTGGTTGATTTATTTGAAATAAGTCTTATTGAGGCTATAAAGAAACAACAGCCTCTACTTTGACTAAATGGATAGCACTGCAGCATACGCAGGGGGAGAGACCTGCAAATGATGAAAGCGCATCAGTAAAAACAAGTTCACGTACCACCGTTTTAGTACGCTAGGTCTAATTATTACTACTCAGAGTCACATAGCTAGAGTAGATAGGCGCCATTAGCGCGAGGCGCAAAACTAAAATATCAAAATCTACATTGTTAAAGAGCATAACCTGTTACGTAAAAAACATAACAGCTTATGAGGATAATGTAGGATTAATTACTTTTCGATGTCAATAAAATTTCGTAATTTTTATTTCTAATGTGATTTGTATTGAGTTTTTTGGTAATAATAATGACGGTCAGTGTTTTGGAATCAGAGGTTATGTAAGATTAATTTCTTAATTCATGGAGGATGTAATTGATCGGATATGAATGGAAAGACCCCTTCATATCTAAGTAAAGGAGTCTTTATCAAAAAGGATAACTAAATAGGTTTAACGTGGGCTATCACAGTACCGATCAAACGGCAGGCACTATTTATTTTGATATACTTCATGTCAGCGGGATAGTTAGGATTTAAAGCTTTCAGAAGTTTCTGTCCATCGACTATTTGTAATTGCTTGAAGGTTGCTTCTGCTGAATCTTCTAACTGAGCTATTACAAATTTGCCATGAATTGGTTCTATCTGATCTGGGTCAACATAAATTAAATCACCTTCATGGAAACGATCCATCATAGAGTCACCATGAACTCGTAAGATGAACGTCCTACCTCCACATTTTACAGGGCTTGGGAAGTACTGATAATCTGATTCTGGATATTCGCCAATCTCAGTAAATGCTCCCGCTTGAACCCAAGATATTAATGGGCACTGTTGAGTTAAGGTTGATTCAATCTCAACATTAGCAACTGAGTCATGCTTTTGAGTGTTATTAATAGGTCCTGTACCGTAAACAAGCCACTCAGGAGTACATTTTAAGAAATTGGATAAAGCGAGCAAGACTTTATCTTTTACACTATTTTGAACGCCGAGCTCAATATTAGATAAAGAAACTCGGCTGAATTTCATATCAGTTACAACCTTAGCAACTTTTTGAGCTAGCTCTTCTTGAGTTAGCTCGAGTACTTGTCGCCTTTCTTTAATTCTATCACCTAGTGTCATACCCATCTTCTATGCAATTTTTATTACTAATCATGACATAAATTTAAATTATTTTTGTTGCGTCATTTACTTTACATGCTAAAGTAATTAATATTACATTTCATGTATAGTGGAGCTACGATGTGTAATCTTTATAACATTTTGTTGGATGTATATGGTTCTGAAACGGCAATAGCTAAAGCATTTCAAGTTGAAAGAGCTTCTCATTGGAAAAAAGGGATACCTGAACGAATTGCTTTGTTATGCCATTTAAGTTGTGACATTCCATATACATACAATCCTAGTGTTTATAGACGTGATGGGAAGTCCCTTCACCTCAACCTTAAAATGACCAAAAAGGTAGTGACTAATGACACAATTAAGCCCGTTTGAAACCAAGTTACTAAACGAAATCAATGAACGTAGAAAAATAGGAAAGAGAGGATTACCACTGAATTTGATTAGAGATGAGCAGATCAAGGTTCGATTCACTGAATCTGATAGAGCAGTTATTGATTCAGTGTCTCGTTCTGTTGGAACTAATGAAGCGCAATTTCTTTATACATTAGCTATTTCTAGCGTGCGGGAGATGATGATTAATGATCCTGTGATTGCTGTGGAGATTAAACGTGAATTAAACCGGGTCGGTGTAACAATCCCTCAATGGATGAGAGAACTATGAAAAATATTAATGTATTAATGCCAGATCTTCGTGATGCCGAAAATATTATTAATGTTGTTGCTCGTGTTGCGGCTAAACGCCGAGGCATGAGTATTTCTACTGCAAAGTCATTATTAATGTTAGGGACTGAACCAACACGCGCAAATGCAGTGCTTTATGCAAGGCAGCAAACTAACAAGTCTACGGAGGATGCATAATGCACAAGTTGTTATTTGAGCTTCTTGGCCAAGGAGCGAACCTATCTATACCTCGTCTATTTGTTCGCATGTGTTCCGGTAGCTATAACCATGCAGCTGTTTTAGCTCAGCTAGTTTTTTGGTCTAACAAATCGAGTCGGACCGATGGCTGGTTTTATAAGTCTCAAGTGGAATTAGGTGGTGAACTGGAACTGAGCCGCGATCAAGTTAAGCGTTCAGTTAAATACTTAACGACTAACTTTGGTAATGCTATTCACACAAAGCTTAAGAAGGCTAACGGGGTACCAACAACCCATTATTTTATTGATATAAAAGAACTTTTAGCGTTAGCTGGCAATGAAATCAAAGATGCACCAAAACCTTCGGGCGAAGTCGTTAAACTCAGTGGGCAAGACTGCCCAATGCAGGGAATGGGCGAGTCAACTCAATCTATAACAGATCCGAACCATATACGATCAACAGATCCAAAAGACTCTTTGTCGAGCAAGCCCGACGAGACGAAGTCCCAGCCTGAAAATTTAGGAATTTCAAAAAAAGTTATAGCCTACCTAAACGAAGTAACCGGCTCTAAATTCCAATGCTGTAAATCTAATTTGAATTACATAAATGGCAGAATTTCAGATGGTTATACCTTAGATGACTTGTGTAAGGTTGTTTCTCACAAGCAAATTGAGTGGGGTAGTGACGCAAAAATGTCTCAGTATCTGAGACCTTGTACGCTCTTTCAGCCTGGTAAGTTCGCAGGATATCTGCAAGCAGCGAAAGTATCGGATCTTCATCCTGGCGCTCGTCCTGTCTCACTTGCCGATTTTGATGATACGACTTGGGGACAAGACTTAGGGATTTGGTAGTTCAATGTGAGGGTACCATTGTGAAAAATCTCGTAGAGCTAACTGAAAATGTTGTGGTAAGTATTGAGCGACAGCCCAGATATATCACGCAATGCTCTAAGCATATTGATGAGTTTGCCATGCAAAACATCAATGCTATTTTCAAAGACCTCTGTGCCATATTTCCAGCTTGGCGTAATCATTTGAGAACAAGCGAGGAATTTAGGGCAACAAGAACCAATTTTGCAAAAGGGATGATGGAAAATGGAATTACATCTATGGATCAAGTTCGAAGAGGATTAACCAGAGCAAGGCAACAGGAATCTGACTTTTTCCCATCTGTTGGGAAGTTTATTTCATGGTGCAGAGATCTTGATGATTGGGAAGAAGCATTTAAGCGCATGCTTAGTAATGAGCCGGCTCTGTCGCTTCCTGAAAAGTTTACTCGCAATGAGCTTAGTTGGCCAATTCGTCATCATCTTTCAGAATATGATGCTTTATTCAAGTTTAAGACGTTATTTCATAAATACCAGTCTATTGAAAGAGATGGTGGCTTGCATGATCTACCGCAGCTGCCATATCGATGTGTGATAACTGACATTGATATTAAACGTAATTCAGTCGTCGTTTCTTCTAAGTCATTTAGAAAAGGATCTGTATTTGCGCGTATTGCCGCTAGGGGAGAAAGCAATCATGGTTAAGTTTTCGAATAGTGAAATCCAAGAAATGAAACGTCAACTAGCATTAAATGGGTATCACTCTTTAATGCGTTTGATTGTCCTCCATGATAAGAACACAAAAACGACAGTACAGGCTAGACGAGAGTTTGGGATCTTTTGCTCTGCAAGCGGTCAAACGTTGAAGTCATGGGAGCAGTTTGGTTTGCGAGGAGTGTTTATCCTACGGGCCCTTGAGTATGCAGAATGCTTTGGGATTAAGATATTCGTTCATCAACTTCAACCAACCACGACCATTGCGATTCATTGGCTCGAATATGAATGGTTGCATAAAAAGGATGTGTGAAATGAATAGAGAAGTTCGTATTGTTGGAGCGTCAACATTCGAAGAACGCATTGCTGCAGTTCTGGCTATTGAGCAACATGGAGAGCGAACTGAACATATAGTGCATTCAGTGAAGTATAAGGATAAACATTACACTGTTGAAGTTCATGTTTTTAAAACGATTGTTGCTGAAATTGTTAAAAAACGAGAGTTCAAATTGCAAGGTATGCAAGCTAAAGAGATGGAGCTAAGCTGATGGCCAAGATTGCATTAGTTAAAACTCTGGGGGGAGCTCTTGTTCCGCTTACTGACGATGATAAAACGGTCATTAAAAAGAAACGAGTGGGAACTGTCATTGAATGCGATTTTAAAACTATCCGTAATCCTATGTTTCATCGAAAATACTTTGCGCTACTGAACCTTGGTTTTGATTATTGGAACCCTAAAGGAGGTACCGTATCGCCAGCAGAACGTGGCTTATTGATGCGCTTTGTGAAGATGCTGGCTCAATATGGAGGAGAGCTACAGACTTTACAAGATATAGCCAATGGTTATCTTGAACATTTATCAGAACATAGGGCTCAGCTTGAGACCGAGAAGTCTTTTGAAGCTTACCGTAAGTGGGCGATTATTGAGTCCGGTTTCTATGATGTAGTTGTTCTACCTAATGGTATAACCTGCAGAGAAGCCAAGAGTATCAGCTTTGCAAAGATGGATGATGTTGAATTTAATGAGTTATATAGCGCATCGTTTAACGTCTTATGGAACTCTATTTTGAGTAACTTCTTTGACTCAGAAGAACAAGCTGAGATAGCTATTAGTCAATTATTGGGATATTTGTAATAAATCTAGTTTAGCAATACGGGAAATAATAAGTTTTCATATTAAATAGTTTGCACATTAAAGTGTTTTCATTTGTTTGCTTACTTATTTAGTGAAATGGATTTATATGAACTTCATGTAATATTAGAGTTTTTTAAATATTCCTGATTAAATGATTTTTATCATATAGTAATTATTTAAAATAATTATGCTATATATAACTAATTAGTATAATAGTTATATGGATAAATATGACTCTCCTTATTAATCATTTGCTTATAGTCATTTAATAACAAATAAAAATTACTAATTATCACAACAAAAAAATAATATTAATTCAACTCGAAGTATATGTAGAAAAAGTAAGAAAACAGGAATACTGTATTTGGATATTTACTAAATTGGAATTAAGATATGAGCTTGCGGAATAAAAAGACTGAGGCTTCAGTCGAGCTTCTTTTAGTTGTATCGTGGGCATTACTTATAGTTGCCTATATTTATTGTTCTCAATTTATCGATTTTGGAGATAAAATATTATCAAATCAATCTATTTCGGAATATCAAACTGAGTCGCATGTAAATAGTGATATCGGTCTTTATATTCCAAGTGAATATGAAGGTGATGAGTAAAATTATGATAAATAATTTTTTATAATCATTTTGTTATTGGATATGAAAATGAACTTTTTACAGCAAACAGATCCATCACGTAGACGTTATGGACTAGCCGCATTTATCGGTTTAGTTGCAGGTATTGTATCGGCTTTTGTCAAATGGGGGGCAGAAGTACCTTTACCACCTAGAAGTCCTACCGATATTTTTACTGCAGTGTGCTCTCCTGAGTCTTTAATCCGAGCAGCAGATCAAATTGACTGCTCTCGAAACTTTCTTAACCCTCCGTATTTGTTCTTAAGAGATTATTTACATATTACAGACCCAAATAGTCCAGTATATACGTTTGCTGGGCATGTATTTAATTCTGTTGGTGTGACTCACATTATATTCTCTATTGTTTTTGCCGTGGGATACTGTGTTATCGCAGAGATCTTCCCCAAAGTTAAATTATGGCAAGGCTTATTCGCTGGTGCGTTAGCCCAAATTTTTGTACATCTCATTTCTTTTCCATTATTAAACTTAACGCCGTCAGTATTTGATTTACCTTGGTATGAACATGTTTCGGAAATATTTGGTCACTTAATTTGGTTTTGGTCTATAGAAATAATTCGAAGAGATTTACGTAATCGTATTACTCATGAACCCGATCCTGAAGTCCCGTTAACCAGTAACGTCGTTTATAGATGAGGAATTTTATGAAACGTGACATTCTATTACTTCTCTTAATCTCTGGGCTATTATTACTTATTTTGTCTCAATTATTTTCGTTACCATAACAAGGCTTAGAGGTTTTTATTTATAAATTAATTCAAATAGTTAAGGTGTAATTGATGTTGTCGAAAATTGCAATGCATTGTATATTTAACTGCTTATTCATTAGTTGGCATAAATGCTATTACTGGTTTCGAAATGCTCTTAAAAATAAATTTAGCTCTTATCTCTATGATACGAGAATTTACAAAATAGATGATATTTTGGATACGACTGAATCATTAGTATCTTTCTCTATTCGTTACTAATTTGTCTCTTTTCTAGTGACAGGCTAACTGTATCATCAGTATTCACTCAAGTTTATAACAAAGGATGATGGATTTTGATGATTACTAAATCTCCAGCATTGCGTAGTAATAAACTGCGCAATGCATCTAAAGGCCAGCAGTGCTCAATACAAATCCTTGGTGTTTGTAATTTTAATCCTGATACTGTTGTTCTAGCTCATTTGCCAAGTTCTACACATGGTATGGCCTATAAAAGTGATGATATATGGGCAATAGATTGTTGTTCTAATTGCCATGATGTGATTGATGGGAGAGTCCCTTTTGAATGGGAATCTGGTGAGAAAGAACGATACTTCCTTATTGCTTTACATATAACCTTAATGCGTAGAGTCAGAGATAGGATCATCGAAGTAGAGTAGAGTTAAGGCCGAATAAATTACTATTCGGCCTATGATTGTTTCTATGCTGATAAAATGTTAGATATTATCCATATAGTGTCTAGCGAACTTTTCCCTGTTGAACGTATATTATCTTCAGATTCATTAGATATGATATCATTGACGGCAACTGTCATTCGTTCTTTTTCGACTTTATCTATAGATTTTATTAAATGTAATGTTTTATATTTTGAACCAACACTCGTATCAGTTAGTTTAAATTTATAGACTTCACAACGAGTTCCATTATTGAATATACGAATTCTTCCATTTTGACAGATAATATCCATTTCAAAAGTATAGTTATATTCAGAAGAACCAATTGATTTAATGAACCCTATGACTCCATTCTTAAATTTAACCATGCCAGCACCGCCAGAATCTTCAACACCATGGACAATTCTAACATAGTCAGTTTGTTTATCTCCAAAGGCCCACAATGGCTCTGAATTTGCAAAAAAGCACATTAAATCAATCAAATGACTTGAACTTGTATGTAATGCCGTTGTTCCATAACAATCGATTATGTATATATCACCTAGGAGCTTTTCATCAAGAAGGTCTTTTATCTCATTGAGAAAAGAATCCCAACGTAAGATATGATTAACGATTAAATTGACGTTATGTTCTTTGCAATAATCTACAATATATTGAGCCTCTTTCAATGAGTATGATAATGATTTCTCACAAAAAATTTTTTTAACACCTGAATCAACACATTTTTTTATAATCTCTACATGAGTGCTAATAGGCGTACATATACTAACGATATCTAACTTGTGATTATCTAGCATGGAATCATAGTCGATATAACCATTTTCAATATTACATTCATTTTTAACTTGATTTACTAAATCTTCGTTTGTATCACAAATGCAAGTAACTTTAGCGTTATCCGTATTGTTATAAGCTTTTATATGTGACCAAATAATTTTTCTGTTTGGATCGCTATCTATAGAATAAGCGATTTGCCCTAGACCAATAACACCTACGCTATACATTTTTGAGTCCTCTTAGTGCGCTCTCGTTTGCTCGCTAGAATACAACCAAATATAACAATAATACCGCCAATCATTTGCATGGTAGATATTGTTTCTCCAAGTGTCATATATCCAATTATTCCTGTAGAGATAGGAATAAGTAGTTGAGTCATATTGAATATTGCAACACCTTGTTTCTTGAGTATATAAAAAGCCATAAGCATCCCAGTGAGCATCCCATAGATACCTGCAAATATAAGACCTGTGATAAGGGTAAATGGGACTTCTTTAAGATTACTAAATGTATCTGTATAGATGGCAATAGCTAAGAATATTATTCCTGATAAAGTAGCCGTTGATGCACTGATTACAATAGCTGGTAGATTTAATGCTAGTTTTTTAACAATAAGATTTTGTATGGATTGAATAGTAATAGCGCATGTTAGATAGATATATCCAGTATATATGATTTCGTTACCATTACTGTAGTTACTATTTAGAACAAAAATTAAAGAGCCTAAAAAAGCAATAATAGCGCCATAGGTAAATCGTCTGTTAGTAACAATTTTTCGTTCATCAGAGTAAAAGATTGAGGCAAAGATAATGCCTAACGGCATAGCTAAAATTCCAAAAATGCTTCCTGATATGGCTGAGGTGTACTTTAATCCATTGATAAAGAAAAACATATTTGCTGTCATAAATGTAGCGAGAAGAAAAAGTGATAATACTGTTCTATAGTCTTTAAAAATGGTTTTAATTTCTTCTCTAAACTTAAATAAGCAAATTACACAGAAAAAGATCCCTCCTGATAGAAAGCGAATTGCATTATTGTTTAATGTATCAAAATGTATACTCATGTATCTCATTATGGGAAATCCAAACCCCATTAGTACAATATAAAAAATTCTAGTTAAATAATCATTTCTTTCCATAAGTAAAACTCCATTTATATTTTGTTTATGGAGTTTAGCTTTATTGTGATTGTATACTATGATGATAATCACATATTAGTAATTTATAAAATAGATATCTAAATGCTGATTACTAGGGATTTAAAATTAATAAACATAAAAAAGGGCTACAGATAATGTAGCCCTATGATAATAAACCAAGTTAAATTAATGGCTTCGCTTCCAACGAGAAATCATTTCATGCGTTACTTCTCGTTCATAACAAATAGGAGAGTAACCGCCAGGCTTGCTCCACGCACTTCTTTTACCACAACGAGACCCATTGCTTGTTACATTGTAAGGGCAAGGACATCGACCTGGATAAGAGCGTATAGATTGCTTGATGATTTCTTGTTTTATTTCTGCATTAGTCTTTGCGCTTACAGATAAAGATGGAAGACTAAGAACGAGAATAATAGTAACTAATATAGATTTCATGTTAAATATACAAGTTAAGATGTATGGCAAGAACTTGAACAATAATAACAGCCATTAGCCTTTGAATAAGTTTTTTTTGCTTCAGTCACAGCTTTGCTACAGGTAACAAAATCACCAAGATAATCTCGATTATGTTCTAAAGGTAGACGTGTACAGTTTGCGGAATGAACTTCATGATCACCATTTGCTTGAGCATTTTTGTTTACATAGTAATGAGTCATAACATTTCTCATGTTTGATTGAATGGAGACGATATTTTGCTACTATTTGCGACTTACTCAATAGTGAATTATTACATATGAGCTAGATTGCATATATAAGTTATAACTTTTTCTATAGTTGCAGAAGATTATCCAGGCTAATGTCTCATTTATCCTGTCATGTCGCGGTACCATTTGTCTCTACTTCGTTTATCAATACATGGAGATACAGATGAGTAGAGCTGTTGAGTTACTAGCCCGAATGCATGAAGTTCGTAGTATTACTGCAGATGAACATGGACGACAGACAATTACGGGTGATGTGGTCATTGCTGTTTTTGGTAAAGTGCAACATGAAATGCCCTTTGGTATGGATTTACTTATGGCTAAGTATGTGCATGATACGCCGGCATTTAATCGGTTAGTGGATCGCATCACTGTATCTGTTCAAGATGAACCGTTAAAGCGAAAAGATTTAGCCATTGCTCTAGGCTGTGTCGCATTAGATGTATTTTGTGATAAGCCCGTCGCTAGCCAACAACGTCAGCTAACATCACTGTGGCGGAAATACAGTGAACAAGCCAAGCAAAGTCATAAACTCGTTAAACGTTGGGAATGTCAGCTGAAGAATATTGAACGAGAGTTAGACTATTGTGAGACGAAATCTGCTGAAGAACGAATAAATGCTCGTATATCTGATATTGAATCGTTAATCATTAAAGAACGTCGTCGTTTAAATGAATACGCTCAAAGGCAGGGGCTATCAAAGTCTATTTGTCCACGTTGTAGTGGTACCGGTTTTACTCAAACGACACAATGCCTTTCATGTGATGGCAAAGGTTCGTTCACGCCAACGCTCGATAATATCCGCCAACATTTACGCCACATAGGGCTTGCACGTATTAGTGACAAGTTATGGAATAGTGAATTGAAACCGTGGTTTGATGAATGCTTAACAATGATGTATCGAGAGGCAGGAGAAGCTACTCGCAAATTATCCACTCAGTTAACTAAAGAAAAATCTAATAGTATAATCTAATTCCCTTGATAGAATGGTTATAGATAATTAGTTTGTGTGTTTTATACAAGGGATTTATGAAGCTAAAATTTATAGATAGCGCTATTATTATAGCGCTATTAACTGGCTATTTTTACTGTGTAGATTCAGCATATACGGGAGGGTATCTATCTGTTTTTGGCCTTGATAGTGATGTACTAGAGCGCAACTTTCATCAAGTAATATATACTGGATTTATCAAAGGTTATTTGACAGTAACTCGTCTTTCTCTATTCGTTTTTATTCTAATTTTTATTTGGAATATAAGTCGATTAACCGTTGCAACTTATTTGAGAAAAAATATAAGCAATAAAAGAAAGTATAGAAACCGTAAAAAAAAATTATGCTTTCCAGTCAAAAAGTTATCTCGATTAGAACGTGTTCTATGGAAGAGACTGTTATATTCATTTTTTACAATCATTTTCTTGATTATTTTAATTGTGAATCTGGCCTCCTTTGAAAATGATGGTGCAAAAAGTGCTATCGATGCAAAAGCAAGGATAGCTGAAGGTAAGGCAATGGTAATATCAATATCTGCATATAAAAATAAATTGAGCTTTATTTATTGTGGTACAAAAACATGTGCTGGCTTTGATATGCAAGAGCAAAAGGTAGTATATTTCCCTCAAGGAGTATTTACTGTTTCAGATCCAAAATTAAAGATTCAAACAATTAAGCTTGAAGAAAAACAACAGTCGACAAAACACGGTAATCTTGACCCTACCATAAAGTGATGTAAGCTATTTTCATCATGCCAAGCCTCGATTATTTATCGGGGCTTTTTCATATCTGGAATTTTTTATGTTTGATAGATCAACACTTGCTATCAGTGCCGGAACGGGTACTGTGGTTGGTATCGGTGCTACCAAGTCCATTGAAAATGTTCAATCATTGCTAAATAGTAGCTTAGACCAAATTATACATGGTCAATTTACTTGGTATGGCAGTGATATTGGAATGGTTGCCGGTATTATCCTTTCTCTTATCGGCATCGTAGTGACTATTTATCGTATTCGAGTCACTAAAAGTATTCGTGATGCGTTATAACAACTTAACAACAAAGACTTTAGCTATCGCAATAGCCTTAACCGGGGGTTTTGAAGGCTACAGTTATTACGCTTATCAAGATAGCGGAGGTGTTTGGACTGCATGTTTTGGGGAAACTGCCGGTATTAAACCTGGAGATAAGTTTTCACGTACAGAATGTGAGCGCATGTTAGCGACATCACTAGATAAACATAATGCACCTATTCGTAAGATCCCTCAACAACTGCCTCTTTCTGTCCATCTAGCAGCATTAGATATGACTTACAACATCGGAGTGTCAGCATTTGAACGCTCAACAATGTATCGGTATCTATTAAATAGCGATTATTCCAATGCTTGTCGAGAGATTTCTCGTTGGCGTTATGTTGCAGGTCAAGATTGCTCTGTAAGAAGTAATAATTGTTATGGGATAGTGAGGCGTAGAGAGTTGGTTCAACGTTTATGCCTAGGTGAGATAGCTATCAATGATGCGCTCATTCAGATAGGGCAACAACCGATAGATGATGATATATTGGAGCAGATAAATGCTAATTAGTTGGTTGAAAACTATTTTGATTGTTCTGTTTAGTATATCAACCATAATGGTTACTTTTCGGCTCAAGCAAACTATGACCTCTTTTGAAGGGCAAAAACAGGAAATGGCTTTACTACATTATCAGTTAGTCATGACTCAAACTATTAATGATTCCCAATCAAAGCAGATTATACAGCTAGTTCAAGAGCGAAATGAACTGTCTGCGTTACTTCAATCTCGAGTACAGGAACAGAACAATGAACGCGAAAGGCTTTCTCTGGATATTGCCGTACTTAAGAAAGAGCTCTTGCATAATCAGTCTTTCAATACCCCTTATCCTGAGTCTGTTCTTAAGCGGTTGCACCAGCCCTACTAAGGTGATTCGGCAAACAGACATAATCTATATATTACCTCCAGCAGGTCTTATTGTACCGTGCTACAAGCCTAAAATTACTGCTAGAACGCCAGCTCAATTACCTGAAGATGTATTAAAGCTTAAACTCGCCCTTAAAGAGTGTTCACAATACGTAGACGATTATCTGAATTGGCGAAATAACAAAGAAATTTCTGAATAATAGAGTCTGAACCCTTGCATCATAAATGATATTTATGAATATCATCGATGATGATCTTCCAAACGTATTTCATTTCTTAAGTGATTATAATGACAACCGATATCAGCACTGGATGTGTCGCTGAGATTATGGAACAGCAAAGCTTTTTTGTGCGCGTAATATTAACCAGTGGTACAGAGATTGAAATTAAAGCTACACATAAAATTAATATCGGAGATTGGATTGTTGAGGGGGAGGTTAGCAGAGAGTTAGCTCTTAAGTAGTAAGTATCTATGGCCAAAGATTGGAAACACTTACAGCGGCGGTTCCTTATCGATAATGATAAGACAGGCATTACTGCGAAAGATTGGTGCGAACAGCAAGGGCTTAATTATCAATCTGCTCGTCGTTACATCAAAGTGCGCACTGCGCAGAAAAATAGTGCGCAGTCTGCGCAAAAAAATACGCATAACAAAACAGTGCGTAAAGGTGACAAGGCTTCACAACAAGCAAATGATAAATCTATTAATGAAAAGCGGGATTCAGAGAATAAGAATCGGCACGGAAGAGACAGGAAAGGCCGGTTTACTGAAGGCAATCCAGGTAATACGAACATTCCAACAAACGCATTTGAAATAGGTAATCAATACTCAAGAAAGCATGGCGGCTATGCGAGACGGTTTGATGATTGTTCCTTATTTGACGATGCGGCTGAAATGTCATTGCAAGAAGAGCTCATTCTTTGTCGAGCTCGTGCTCTTAGTTGTATTGATACGATGAAACTAATCCGAACTGACATAAAGAATGCTACATCAGTTGAACAACGTATTGAGCTTTACAATGCGATCGCTAGCACAGAGCAAGCGCTAGACAAAAATGTTATTCGCATTGAATCCATCACAAAAACATTATCGTCTATCCGCATTGATGATGTTAATGAACATAAAATCATTGCTGACACATCACGAATTGAAGCTGTTACGAATAAACTCAATCTTGAGTCAGATAAGCTAGCTAAAGATGGTAAAGGCTCGATAACTCCTATCTCTGAAATGATTTATGAACTACAAGAAATGGGCAGTGATGGTCTTATGAGCGATATTGATGAATAACCCAGAGAACATTGCTTATATCAAAGCAAGGATGGGTAATAAATGGTGGCGTTTAAATAACCTTTATAAGATTGAAAATGAAGATGGCCAACTCGTCACCTTCAAATTACGCCCTGCTCAAGTATTGCTGTTTAAAATGATGGGGCGAAAGAACATCATCCTTAAAGCGCGTCAATTAGGATTTTCATCAGCGATTGATATTTATCTTCTTGATGAAGCTCTATGGCATAAGAATCTTAAATGCGGAATTATTGCTCAAGACCAAAGCGCTGCAGGTGAAATCTTCCGCACTAAAATAGAAATCCCATTTGATAACCTTCCTATATGGCTTAAAGCTGAGTTTCCAATAGAGAGTCGTCGTTCTGGAGCTAATGGTGGTTATATCTTGTTTAAGAATGGTTCATCAATCCAATGTGCAACTAGTTTCCGTTCAGGAACTGTCCAACGACTTCATATCTCTGAGCATGGGAAAATCTGTGCAAAGTATCCGCAAAAAGCCAAGGAAGTAAAAACAGGTACCTTAAACACTATACACCAAAAGGCGATTTGTTTTATTGAAAGTACAGCAGAAGGCGTAGGTGGTGATTTTTACTTAATGTGTGTTCGTTCACTGGATTTGCTTAATTCAGGGGAAGTCATTGGTGATATGGATTATAGGTTTCATTTCTTTGCTTGGTTTCAAGACCCCAAATACGCATCTTCTGTACCATCGAAAGGATTACAGTTGAGTAAATACTATCAGGAATATTTTGCTGCGATTGAAGCGGTGATGAATGTCAAGTTAACCGATGAACAAAAGCAATGGTATATCAATAAAGAAATTGAACAGGGCGAAGAGATTAAGCAAGAATTTCCATCTACACCTCAAGAAGCATTTCTCACTTCTGGTCGAAGAGTGTTTGATGCCATCAAAGTCATGAATGCAGAAGCCTATTCATGTAAGCCATTGATTATCTATGATATAGAACCAGTTACGGGTAAAAAGATCAAAGTTCAGGCCATGCGAAATGCTGAAAATGAACTGTTACAACGTAGCTTGCTAAACATGCTGCTTGTATGGGAACTTCCTGATATTGATGAAGAGTATGCGATAGGTGTTGATATTGCCGAAGGACTTGAACATAACGACCGCAGTAGCTTTGATGTTGTTAAGAAATCCACAGGAGAACAAGTCGCGCACTGGTTTGGTTATATTGATACAGAGCTTTTTGCCTCACTTGTTCGTCATGTTGGGCTTATGTATAACACCGCTTTTGTGGGTCCAGAGCGTAATAACCATGGACATGCGTTTATTCAAGCTTTTAGAGTTATTTATCCGATAAGACGAATTTATCAAGAACAGTATATTGACCGCGATAACGATAATGACACTCCTAAATTAGGTTGGCTCACAACCAAGCAATCTAAGCCAATTATTATTGAAGGGCTTAAAGAATTACTTCGAACGATCACTTCTGGTATTCGTTGGATTGGAACCATCTCTGAACTTAATTCTTATGTTTACGATGCAAAGGGTAGTATGAATGCGCAAGCCGGTTGTTTTGATGATCAGGTAATGAGTTATGCGATTGCTCAAGAAATGCGAGCTCGTATGCCTATTACACCTAAATATAAACAAAATAATAGCCGAGCATCAAATCATTGGATGACCAAATAATGATGATACAAAACAAAGTCGATCAGAAAAAGCTGCTTCAAATTATGGCTGATATTGATGCTCAACCAGATTGGAGAAGCTTAGCTAATAAAGCTTGCGCATATTATGATGGTGATCAATTACCACCTGAAGTTATTGCCATCCTAAAAGAGCGCAATCAACCAAGAACGACGCATAATCTAATCAAGCCAACGATAAATGGTGTGTTAGGAATGGAAGCGAAAACCAGAACTGATTTGATGGTTACTGCTGATGATCCTGATGATGAAATGGAATTGCTTGCAGAAGCTATTAACGCAGAGTTCTCTGATGTATGTCGTTTAGCTCATTTAGACAAGGCTCGCTCTGATGCTTATGCTTCTCAAATCAAAGCTGGTATCGGATTAGTAGAAGTTTTTCGCAACCCAGATCTATTTGGTTCTAAGTATAAGATTAAAAATATTCCTCGTGATGAAGTCTTTTGGGATTGGCTATCAACAGAATGTGATTGGTCTGATGCTCGTTGGGTTATGCGTCGGCGCTGGATTGATACCGATGAGTTGATGTCATTAATGCCAGGTAAGGCTGAAATCATTAAGAACGCAGCAAACAGTTGGCATAACTTTATCGATGTCGATCATATTGATGGAATAGACTCAAACTTATTGAGCGCTTATAACGAATATCAATCGTGGAGTCGAGAAGATAGTGAGTGGTTGAGTGGAAATCGTCAGCGTATTCGTCTGCAAATCATCTATTACCGTAAGATTGAACGAAAACCAGTTATTGAATTATCAGATGGTCGAGTTATTGAATATCAGTCTAAAAATATTACCCACACAACAGCGCTTGCCATGGGAAGAGTAAAATTGCAGATGGCTCAAGCATCCACCATTATCGAAAGCTGGTACGCAGGACCACATCATCTTGGTGATAAGTTGTGTGATGCGCCTTATGGTATGTTTCCAATAGTTCCATTTTGGGGATATCGAAAAGATAAAAGTGGTGAACCATATGGTTTAGTTGCAGATGCTATTCCAGCTCAAGATGAAGTGAATTTTCGTCGTATACGACTGACTTGGCTATTGCAGGCTAAACGAGTCTTGATGGATGAAGATGCAACTAATATGTCAGATAGAAAAGTGCAAGAAGAAGTCGAGCGTCCAGATGGTTTAATAAAGCTAAATCCTGATAGACGCAATCAGAAATCAATGAATGAAGTATTTCAAGTTCAACAAGACTTTAATATTGCCAGTCAACAATTTTCTGTGATGCAAGAATCGATGAAATTAATCCAAGATGCTATGGGAGTCTATTCTTCATTTCTAGGCCAAGATGATGGCGGAAGTAAATCAGGAGTTGCGATTGCAAATCTTGTTGAGCAAGGAGCAACAACACTTGCAGAAATAAATGATAATTATCGATTCGCTTGCCAGTTAATTGGTGAGTTGATATTGGGTTATATTTTAGATGATATGAAAGATCGCCGTAATTATAAGTTAGTTATCAACCGAAATGACAAATCTAAACGTAAGTCAGTCATTCTCAATCAAGAAACTGAGCAAGGTTTAAATAATGACGTGACGCGATTACGAGCTCATATTGCTTTAGCTCCAATTCAACAAACAGCAGCATATAAATCGCAGCTTGCAGAACGAATGATGCAGATAACATCGCAGTTACCTCCAGAGGTTCAAAGTACTGTCATTGATCTTGTTCTTGAGCTAAGTGATGTTCCGAATAAATCGGAGTTTATGGAACGAGTTCGTAAAGCTCTAGGGGTTGAAAAAGATCAGGATGATATGACAGTTGAAGAGCAGCAAGAGGCTGCTGCACAGCAGAAACAAGAGCAAATTCAACAAGAATTAATGATGAGAGAGCTAACTGCTCGAGTCAGTAAGATTGAGGCAGAAGCTCAGCGAGTAGCCTCATTGGCTGAAAAGGAACGGGTGATTGCTGATAGTCAACGCTATACCAACGCTAAGACTCAAGCTGAGACCGGTAAGATTCTGACTGAGATGGAGAGGGTTAGCCAAGAAGTCGAACAAATCAAACAAAGCTTATTAGCAAACCTGCAACAGCAAATAAATTCTATCGTTATATAGCAAATAATAAATAAGAATATTCACTCTAGAAATAATAGTGTATAAAAGTATTTATCGTACAGCATTAATGTTGACGTGTAGAAAAGCAAATGGATTAATATAGTCACACGGAAGTGATAAACTTATGTTTGGTTCCCCCTAATCTTAAGTATTTGAGTCGTCTTGACTCTACCTAAATCTAATATAGTCTATCTTCATTATGTGAAGCCACATCTTAAAAAGATGTGGCTTTTTGTTAGGTGGTTTAATCTATATTTCTTTTTGATATAAAATATATTTTATAGTTATATAGTAAATTTCAAATAAGAATATTTACTCTATAAAAAAGAGAGTATAAGTATTTTGTCACAGAAAAATGTACGGATACAGAATAAGGATGTGACAAGTAAGGTGGTACATCGACTCACTTACTACTCACAAGGATGTGTAACAGTAGATACTAGCACCCTCTAGTATCTTCCTTTGAGGGGAGACCCTCGTAGGTTCTGTATAAAGATTGTTTTATTACTACACCTTTTAAATTGCTGCATCTCTTCCCTGGTGCAGCTTTTTTTTATGCCTGTTTTCGCGGTTAAGTATTTTTCTCCAAGAATACTTAACCGCACAGACAGCGATAAGTCTAATAACTGGAGTGTTGATTATGACTATTGAGATCACAGGTAATGAGACACTGGATGAATTGGAGCTCATGTTAAATGAGCTAGATGATGCTGTTATGGTTGACGAACCATTAGATAATGCACCATCAACTCCTGTTGAAGAACCATCAAAGGAAATGATTGAACCTGAATTAGAAGGCGATACGAGCGCAGATTCGCCAACTGCGAATGAAGGTGATACCGCTTATAGTCAAGGGAAAATAGAAGAGCCAAAGAAAGTCATTGCTGCAAAAGATGGCGTCCATACGATCCCATATGATGTGTTAGAGGCTGAGCGACGTGAAGCCGAGCGTCTACGTCAACAACTTGTTGAAATGGAAAGTAAACAGGTTGAATATGAGAATCAGGCACGACTTCTTGATATCCGCGATAAGCAATTACAAAAGCTTGGTATTGATCCTGATGAGTTACCTGAAAATCTCAAGGTTACTGAACAACAAATCGATGAATTACGTGAGAACTACCCTGAATTAGCGCCATTTATTACTACGCTATTGGCGAAAGTGGAAGCTGTCTCTACTGATGTCAAAGCAACTCAAAATATTATGCCTGAATCTAATCCCATCATGGATGATATTCGAGCTAATACTGATCTACAAAGTTGGATGGAAGAGAAAGGTGATAAATGGTCTCTCGCGCTCGATATTGATGATCGTCTGTTAATTGACCCTGAATGGTCTAATAAACCCCAAGCAGAGCGTTTTACTGAAGTCGTTCGTCGAACTAAAGCAGCGTTTGGTGAAGATGTCGTTGTACCGCAACCAACGGTGAGTAAACAACAGATCCAAGATGATGCTGTTAGTAAAGAGCAAGATATTTCAGAATCTTTACCAGCAAGTCCTTCTTTGATTGGAGCATCAAATACACATCAAGGAAGCGTATTACAGCAAGCAGTCAATATGAATACGGAAGAGCTTCAAGTATTAATGGCAGGAATGACAGCCGAACAAATTGATGAACTTTTAGAGCAGATTGATTTTTAAGTCAGTTTAATTAATACATTTATCGAACCCGCCATTGTGCGGGTTTTTTCGTTATAGGAGTCGGTATGACAACTATCACGCCAGCACAGGCGAAACACTTACAAGAAGTCGCATTATTTACAGCCGCAAACCGAAATCGTTCGTTTGTAAATATGCTGACTGAAGAAGCTCCAAAACAAGTGATAGGAGATCAAAAAGGAAATAAGCAAACATCGCCTCACGCTCCCGTTGTTCGAGTCTCTGATTTGAAAAAACAGGCTGGTGAGTCTGTTGATATGCAGATCATCCATAAGCTATCTAAACGACCAACGATGGGGGATCGTAAACTAGAAGGTCGTGGTGAGAATCTTGAGTTTTCTAACTTTGATCTCAAGATCAACCAAGGACGTCATATGGTTGATGCTGGTGGTAAAATGAGTCAACAGCGCACCTCTCATGGTATTCGTCGAGCAGGACGAACCTTGTTGGGGCCTTACTTTAATGATTTGCAAGATCAAATAGCAACCATTCATTTAGCCGGAGCTCGCGGTGATTACTTTGATGATGACATCATTGTACCATTAGTTAATCACAAAGAATTTGGCGAAATTCTAGTTAATGACATTATGCCTCCAACTTATGATCGACATTTCTTTGGTGGTGATGCGACTTCTTTTGAATCAATTGATTCAGCTGATATTTTCAATATGGAAGTGGTTGATAATATAGGACTTTATCTAGAGGAGATGGCACATCCATTACAACCTATTCGGTATCAATCTGATGAGCTAGCAGGAGATGAGCCTTTTTATTTGCTCACTGTAACCCCTCGACAATGGTCAACATGGCAGAAAACTTCTTCCTATAAAGACTGGCAGCAATTAACTGCAGCGGCAATCAATCGTAGTCGTAATTTCCGTCATCCGATCTTTGCTGGTGAATGTGCAATGCGTGGCAATATCCTTGTGCGCAAATACAAAGGAATGCCAATTCGTTTCAATCAGGGGTCGGTTGTTAATGTATCGAATAATGATAGCCAAGCTACAGCAAAGCAGGTTGAAGCAAAGACGACCATTGACCGAGCAATGCTAATTGGTGGTCAAGCGCTTGCGAATGCATGGGGCTCAACATCTTCGGGTAATCAGTTTAAGTATACAGAGAAGAAAGTTGACCATGATAACGGTACCGAAATCTCTATTGCTTGGATGAATGGTCTCAAGAAAATTCGTTTCCCTGATAAACGGGGACGAGTCAATGACCATGGCGTTATTGCTCTCGATACGGCAGTCAACCTTTAATGAAATTGAGATTAAGTTATGACAAAGATTATTGCTCCAAGTATGCGAGATACACTTTATGCTGGACCAGCTGGAAATCTCAGTATTGCTATGACTGGCGTCACGCTAAAAGCAGCAGTAATGAATACTGAAGTGGAATTGATAGAGCTGCCGATAGGACTTAACCTAATTGGTTTGCGCGTTATCACGAGTGGTTTAGGCTCTGGGGTTAAAGTAGATATTAAAGCAGGTCAGAAAATATTGATGACAGAGTTGGATGTATCAATAAAAAAAGCGATATCAATGACGCTTGATCCAGTATATCTGACAGAGACTGCAACGCTTAGCTTAACGATCAAAGGTGGCACAGCAACTGGCGATATCTCAGTACTGCCAGAATATATTTCTATTGGATTCTAATAAGAAAAGTAATTACAAAAGCGCTCATGATGGGCGCTTTTTGTTTCGGGGGATTTATGTCAAAAATTAGCATTGCCTACATTGGTGATAAACCTTTCAAGAAAGATACCATCACTGGCTCATTACTTGTTTTTCCTCAGTATCAACCAATAGACGTGGAAGCACCAACTGCGTTTATGTTGTTACAATATCCTAAAGTATGGGTTCGATCTGAAGATATTGAGGTAATCAAAGAGCAGAAACAGCTAGCAGCTAATGAACGAGCGAAGTTGCTTGAGGATGAGCAAAAAGAGCAGGAAGCTTTAGAGTTTGCAAAAAGTATGGTCGTGACAGTAGCTGGTGAAAATCTGGATTTAGCTAAATTACCTTCTGTTAAATTAGCGACCCTCATTGAAGCAAATGATTGGAAGCTTGAACCGAAAGGAGCTCAAGAGTCTGTAGATGAGTTCCGTACTCGAGTACGTGATTTTATTCGCGGATTATAAACATGATTAGAGTCTCTGAGTTTCTACCATCATTGAGATTGTTAGTTGATGTTCCCTTACCAGGATTAATGGAGAGAGCGATAATACAAGCATCTATCCGTTTTTGTCGTGAAAGCCGTAGTTTGGTGAAGAGACGATCTTTTGAAGAGGTATTTGAGCGACAAACTATCTCTGCTATTAGTGGACAATATGGCACAAACGGAACCCCCCAATTGAAAGGAGCTGGGGTTGTCTCTGTTTCAAGCCAAGCTCAATTATTAGAAGCAGGTTCTGATTACACGGTATCGGGGTTAGACAAGATTACTTTTCAGCGGGATTTAATTGATGTGGAGATCTACGCTAGAGCCGAACCCACCCAATCTGCAACAATGTTACCCGAAGAACTTTATCACGATTACAGTGATGTTATTTGTTCTGGTGCTGCCGCTATTCTTCAGATGCAGCCTAATCAGACATGGACCGATCCTAATTTAGCTAAATATAACGAACGGGGCTTTATTGAAGGATATCGTCAAGCTTTTCGTCATGCGGTTGAGCATCAATTATTTTTCTCTCAGCCAGAGAGAAAACGGATATTTATCTAATGAAGGTTAAAATCCTAATCGACCGAGTTAGTAGAGAATTGGTTGATCCTCGTAATGCTCGTTGGTACCGAGATGAATTAACTCAATATCTCAATGAAGCTATTGGAGTTATTGCAGCAAAACAACCAGGTCTTGTAGCAAAAGCCATTGACTTATATGTCACGTCCAGTCCAATTGATCTCCCCAGTGATGGTTATTCTTTATTAGCAGTTCATTCAATTAATGGTATTGCTGCTCAATATGTATTAGTTGAAAAGCTTGATCATATGTATCCGTCGTGGCAACTCGATAAAGGTATACCTATATGTTGGACCAAAAGAGAATACGATCTCAAAAGGTTCTGGGTTTATCCTCAGCCGAGTGAACCTGTTGTTGTGTCCATTCTTTATGTACCTGAGATTAAGATTTCGGATGAAGAGTTTGAGATCTCACTTCCAAATATTTACGAAGGGGCTTTGGTTGATTTTGTGATGTATCGAGCGTATTCACGTGATGGTGAGAGTGTCAGCGAAGCTAATAAATCACAGCAGCATTTCCAATCTTTCTTGCTGTTTCTAAACGACGACCGAGCATTGAAAAATACTCGAGAACAGCAGCTTGAACAGTCTATTTTCAAGTAAGGTTTAACTATGTTAGTCAAAGGTATTCTTTTGGATGCAGTTGATCAGTGTATTCCTAATGGGATTATTCAGATTGTGGCCACCAATACATCAGAATCGGTTCTTAATGGTTCTATTGTATGGATTAAAGCTGATGATGAAGGGCACTATAGTTTTACCTTACTGCCTGGTTCGTACTCAATTTATGCTCAATCCAGTCGACAAAGTGATGTGGTGTTTTTGGGAGAGACGATAGTCACTGAGGATACACCAGATGGAAGTTTAAATAGTATTGTTGGTATTACGACTCCAGTATTACCACCGCAAGTTCAACAAGCAGTAAATGCAGCGCATAAAGCGGCCCAGTCTGCTGAGGAAGCAAGTAATAAGTATCAAGCTCTTCTTGAATTAGCAAAGACAGTAGGCAACTCTCTCAACGATTTAGCTGAGACAGTTAATCATGTGGAGCGTTTGTCGCAATCAGTCGAAAGTAATGCTTTAGCGAGTGGTAATGCCTTACAAGGTACATTACAAATAAAAACTGAGGTACAAGCTGTTAATCAATCCGTTGCGTTGATTAAAGATGAAATCTTGTCCATACAGAAGAATATTATTCATTTAAAAGATGATGCTGAACAGTTTAGTTCAAAAGCATCATCTAGTGCTCAGAAAGCTCAAAAACAGGCTAATCGTGCAGTGCTTAGTGCAAACAACGCCGCTGCCGATAGTCAAGAAACATTTCGTTTGATGCAGGTCGTTGAGCAGTACCGTGATGATGTAATGGGAGCATTAAACGAAGCTCATCAGTCTTTCGCGTGGATCAAATTCATGCAAGCGCAGTTTGACATTAAACTGCAGGAAATGACGTTAATTGATGAGCATGTTGATAACCTTTCAAGAGAGATTGAACAAAATAAACAGAGAGTAGATCAGCTTCAGCTTAATGCTAAAGAAAGTGCAGATAATGCGGCTACAAGTGCGTTAAGAGCAGAGCAAGAGGCTAATCGTGCTGAGGCAGTTGCTAGTATTGATATTGTCCGTGAAGCCGAAAAACAAGCTACACTATCAAAATCTGCCGCTGATAAATCGTTGTCAGCATCTTTGGTTTCTGTTGATGCAAAGAACGTAGCAGTGGCTAAAGCTAATGAGGCTAAACAATCGGAATTATCTGCAGCAACGAGAGCTCAAAATGCTGAGCAAAATAGCTTAATAGCTCAAGAGCAAGCAAAACTTTCAACAGAGAAAGCCAGTAGTGCAGTTATCAGTGCTAAAAATGCAAAAAGTAGCGAACAATCAGCACTGGAGGCAGCAAATGAAGCTGCTTCAAGCTCCACACAAGCTAAACGATCAGCTAACTTAGCCAGTAGTTATGCGGTTATTGCTGGTGAAAGAGCGAATACAGCAGAGCAGAAAGCTGATGATGCTGCAAATCAAGCATTGATTGCGACTCAACAGGCAGGTATAGCAAAGAGCAATGCTGACGCTTCATTAAATAGTCAAATACTAGCAGCCAACAGTGTTGAATTAGCTTCAAACCAAGCAAATTTAGCCAGTGATAGTGCTAATACTGCAGTAGCAAAAGCGACAATAGCTATAAACCAAGTACCGTTAGCCCAACAAGAAGCCGACAAATCCAGGATTAGTGCTAGTGAGGCAGCGCAATCAGCTCAATTATCAGAACAAAGCTCCCAAGCTTCGATTTCTCAAGCCAGTGTTGCGACTGAAAATGCAGGACTTGCTGTTACTAAGGCAAGTGAAGTTTCCCAAAGCCTTGAGCAAGTATTATCTGCTAAAGAAGTCGCTTTAGGGGCTGCAAAGCGTGCAGAAACAGCTGTTGCTAGCTTGTCTGGAGCTATGATAGAGCAAGGAGGTATTGACCTTTCAAGAGGTGTAGCACCTCAACCTCCGCTTGATATTAATGGAGCTAAGAGAGCCTGTTTTTGGAAAGTTACAGTAGCTGGTACAGTTAATAATATTGAATATGGCGTTGATGATTCGATTGTATATTCAGCCAGTATGGATGCATATTACAAGATAGATAACACGGAGAACGTTACATCCATAAATGGTCAGCGAGGTGTTGTTAATCTCACCAAAGAAGATGTAGGTCTTAATCTTGTTCCAAATAAGGTTCACTCTGAAAGTGTGCTTGCTGATAGCGTTCCTCTTCGAGACCATTCTGGTGATATTAGTTCGAGACTATTTCGTTCAAATTATGTTGAACAACAGACTATATCAGGAGCTCTCGCTTTTCGAATTGACAATGTTACAGATAATTACATTCGATTTTGTTCTAGCCAAGAGGCCATTCGTACTTGGCTAAATATGTATTCTAAAAATGAATCAGATAGCAAATATTTATTGCAGTCGGTACAAGATAGTTTTGCTCAAAAGATAAACCCATCTTTTATAGGGCGAGTTTCTATTTCGAGTGATGAAAGTACATCTGATGTCCCATGCCTTTTAAGCTTACAGACATTATCAACATCGAGCCACCCGCACCCAACATCGATTATTCACGATAATCAAGGGGTAGATCCTCAAGCTGAAATCTATAAATATCGAAGCGTTCTTGCTGGCTCCATTTCCTATGAATATTGTAAATCTCTCATTATCAATTTAAATGGGAAAAATGGACAATATGTAAAAATTGCGTCTGTATATATTCCACAGAATGGAACTACAGCAGAGATTGAGATGACTGGAGGGGGGGGTATAACGTCGGCCATTATTCTCAATGCGATCATAATCGAATTATTATTCGTTCTGGAAATGGTAACCCAAAAGGGATTAACTGTAGAGTATATACCCATCAAATTCATACAGAGCGCTTTTTCACGAAAATTTATACTCACAATGTTACTTCTGATTGGTACGATATTTATCTGTATGTTACTAGCGCTTATGCAAGTAATCTTATCTTTAAGTTCTCTAGCTCAGCTGAATGCTATATCAAACCGTCATTAGGAGATCCATTAACTTTAGCCTCTCTGCCATCAGGAAGTGAGAAGGGTGTGATTTATCTGTATAGCTATAGCCAAGATGATATTGAGTGAATCAATAGAGCTAACTTATGTTAATAAATATTCCTTTAATGAAAGGTGAAATCCCTCGATTAAAACCTCATCTTTTACCCAATGAATCATCCGTCAAAGCTATAGACTGTCAGTTTGAAAATGGGATCATCTCACCAATAAAAGCAGATAAATGGATGCGAACTTTTCCAATTTTGGTGAAAACATTATTCAAATATAATGATGAGCATTGGTTTACCTGGCAAAAGAAAGTTGAAGCTATTCATAACCCAATGGCTCAAGATAAATGGCAGCGAGTCTATTTTACAGGAGATGGAAAACCGAAAGTTACTGCCCAAGATATCGCTATTGGTCCAGTGAGTCCTGCTGCGAGTTATGAGCTTGGCGTACCGGCTCCAGCAACTAAACCTGTTATTGAATCTATTGATGATTCAACGGGTGAAGAACCGTCACAAGGCGAAGCGGCTTTGTTTGATGATGAGACGCGTTTTTACATTCAGACCTATGTAACTCGGTTTGGTGAAGAGGGGATGCCATCGTTGCCCAGCTCTGAAATTCTAATAGAGAAACCGGGCTCTACCGTTCACCTCCTTTTAGCTCGTCCTGAGCAGAACAAAAATAACATAACGCATACACGGCTATATCGAAGCGTGACAAGCAATAATAGCGCTGAGTATATGTTGGTAGCAGAGTTGCCTATCTCGCAGGAACGTTATTTGGACGCAGTAAAAACAATAAATGGCCCTATTTTAGAAACATGGGATTTTGCTGTTCCAGATGAAAATATGCGTGGCTTATGTCAAATGGCTAATGGTATCTGTGCGGGTTTTGCCGGAAACGAGGTGATGTTTTCTGAGGCCTATCTTCCTTACGCTTGGCCAAAAGGATATCGAGGTACTACTGAACATCCAATTGTAGGGATTGCGGCGATTGGTACGAGCCTAGTTGTCCTTACCAAAGGGTATCCTTATCTTTTCTCAGGCGTAACGCCAAGTGCTATTAATGGTACTAAGATAGCATCAGAACAGGCTTGTGTGAGTGCAGAATCTATAGTCGTGGTAAATGGAACGGTTATTTATGCATCCCCTGATGGTCTGGTTGCTATTGGCAGCGATGGTGCAATAACGATCACGGAGCAATTGATCACTCGTTTACAGTGGCAAAAGAAAATACCCCAGACAATAAGAGCATGGGTAGTTGAGGGGTTATATGTAGGAACATCAGATACGGGTAGTTTTATCTTCGATCCAGTCTCTCAGGATTTTAGAGAGTTATCTAATCAATGGGATTGTGGATTTTCTGATTTAGAGCGTGATGAGTTATTTATAGTAAAAGGAGAACAACTGAGTATCTGGCAAGGAGGAGATACTCATTTATCGTTTACTTGGCGTAGTAAAGTTTTCCAATTACCCACAGACAGTCTGATGTCATGTGCTCGGGTGATTTCATCAAATGTTTCTAAACTCTCGGTTAAGGTTATTGCTGATAACAACGAGATTTATTCCCTATCGGTAGGTGAGTTAACAGAGAGAGGCTTTCGATTACCTGCAGTAAGAGCGACCAATTGGCAGATTGAAGTTTCAGGTGATGCCGAAGTAGAACGCTTAGCCATAGCCAGCTCTATGCAGGAGTTAGCGTAATGGCCTCTAATCGAAGTAAGGTGACCGGCTTTAGAGGTGGACGAGATCCTGCTGCATTACAAGAGAATATGGAGTTGTTAACTGGTCAGCGAGGTAATGGACTTGATAGGGCAATTACGGTTCGAGAGCTCGCACAGCTGGGGTTAATTAGTGTTACCCGAAATACGCAAGGTTCAGTGATAACAACACCTGTACTGCCTACTTTACCCGAAGATAAACTCATTGAGCGACCCCATGCACCGGTTGGCTTTTCTGGCTTTGGCGGTTTTGGTGCCATTATGCTTGAATGGAAGAATCCTACATTTAATGGATTTGCTTATGCTGAGATATGGAGAGCGGTACCAAACAAGGATAATTCAGCCCCAAATATTAAACAGGCGGTTTTAATTGCAACAACGCCCGCTACCGTTTTTGGGGATGTTGTTGAGCCTGGCTCTGCATTTTATTACTGGTGTCGTTTCATTAATACCAAGAATATACCGGGACCATATCAAGGTGTTGATGGAATTAGGGTGTCAACCAGCTCGAGTATTGAGAACATAATTGATGAGATTGGCACTCAAATGAAAGATTCAGAGCTCATTACAACACTGTCATCGAATATTTCGAACATCTCATCATCAGTTACTGAGCAACGACAAACCCTTGACTCTATTAATGAAAATGGTTCCAAGGCTTATCAGACTATGTGGAGTATCAAAACTCAAACAGAAGAGATAACGGCAGGCATTGGTTTGCTCTCTAAATCGGACGGAACTAGCCAAGTTGCTATTGCTGCTTCTCAATTTTTTGTGTTCGATCCAAATGTTGCAGGTGGTGAAACGCAGCCGCTATTTGCCATCGACGGAGGTAAGGTCGTCATACCTAAGGCATTAATTGAAACTGCGACAATTCAGATTTTAACCGCTCAACACATTGTTGCGGATGAAGTTAAAGCAGGTATTAGTATTGAATCGCCAGAGATTAATGGAGGCAAAATTACTGGGGGATGGGCAGGTTTTGGGCCCGGTGGTCCATATAGTGGATATCATACTTTTATCGAGACAAATGGAACAATAAGAACAAACCGATTGATAATGGATAATGACGAGAGTTCGAGGCTAGTCATTAATAGTGATCGAATTGACGTAATACATGATGGTCAATTAAAGGTTAGGATGGGTAAGTTGTGACCGAATATAACTTTATGTTTTTAACCGATGAATTCGGGTGGGCGACTGCGAGTAAATTAACCGCTTATTCTACTCTAGCTGTTGAAAATATGTCGCCTAGCTCAAAAAAAGATAGCATTAACTACTCAAAAGCATTCACTTATCCAAGTCTACCCGATGGTGCTGTTCTTATCGCGAATGCAGTTTATACGCAGCAATTTGAAGGATCTGGTGAAGAATATGATCATAGGTATCAATATGGCGCAGATGTTACAGTCAATGGGACAACTGTAACAGTACATGGATGGGCAGATTATTCAAATTATCTTAGATGGCTTCATATTGAACTGCGAGTTTATGTGGATTTTTCAGGAGTGCCCAAGGGTATGTTTGGTATGCAGTTTTCCCAGAATGGGGTATATGAGGCTCTAACCTCAAATGATACTCCGCTTTGTTTAAAACAAAGATGGAAAGGGGTATTTAATGAGGGACAAACCCATATTACGGTTAGCACTAATATCCCCTACACGACAAGACGAAATGTCTATATAGGATTATCAACAGACGATACTTTCAGAGTAACGGTAGATAATCAGGATGGGATGATGCAAATACAAATAAATCGCGATATAAATTGTTGGAAATGTACATCAAGGTCTCTTTATTCACTGACTCAATGTGATGTTTATTTATTGATATACGCTCCATGGAATGGGAAGTTACCTCAATATGGTTTTGCTATTTACAAAAGCGATGGAGAGCCTGCATGGGCCTCTAACGAGCTCCCTGAATCTGTTAGCGGTTATATCGAACAACCATCAATTATAAGCTCTAATCAAAATAGCCTTGATCAACAACAAGAGCAGTTCTGCGTTAATTATCATTTTGTCGATCCCGCACATCGAGATGAGATCATCTTATTTAATTCTCTCTCCCGTGGCGATCTTATTACGGGAGATTATGTTAAGCACTCAATCGCCAATCTCTATTATAACCGAGGGGAGGGGAAGCTCTCTCTAGCCATAAAACCTGAACTTCAATCTGGAGAATTTGTTGTTCAAGGTAAACCTCAGCAGTCTAATACCTTGCGAGTAAGAGTTCCTTACATACTAGCAAGAGATCACTTTTAAATGATAAACAAGACAGAATGGAACAAGTATAAAGATAAATTACTACTTATTATACAAGCAACAGAACGGCGAAATAATCATCTGTTTGCTGATGATATTAATAAGGCTCTATCGGAAGGTAGAGCCTTTTTGTTTGTTGGTGAGGATGGTTTCTTTGTTTTAGAACCCTTACTTCAAGATGGTGAAACTATCGTGAATGTGATGTTTGCCTTTAATTGGGGGAATAATGCTATTGCTCGATACCAAGAAACGATTGAGCGTTTATCTCTTGATATTGGGGCTAAAGGATTAGAGTTGTGTACTGCAGTAAAAGGGTTGATCCCACTTTTAGAGCAGCAGAGATGGGAATTGATTTCTACGGATAATAATGTGATGTATTGGACTAAGAGGTTGTGATCATGGGTGGTCGAAGAGGTGAACCAAAAGAGACAGAATCGCAAAAAGCGGCAGCAGAAATTGCTAACAAGCAATGGGGAATTTATCAAACCAATTTAAAACCTTTTGAAGACGCGTTTATCCAACGTGTTGATGCTTTCAATAGCAGTCAAAACATGGATAAGGGTGAACAAGATGTTGCTGTTAATCACAATCAAGAATTTGGAAAGGCAAGAGAGGGGTTAAGTCAGTCTCTTACCAGTACAGGAATAGATCCAAGCTCAGGTAAGTACCAAAGCGCTATGAATCAGCTCACTCAAGATCAAGCGTTAACGCAAGCCGATACGACAAACCGAGTTCAATCAACAGAGCAAGATAAATACCTTGCGGGTCTTTCCGATGTAGTCGCAATGGGGGATGGACAGAAAGGAGGGGCGCTTGCCGGAATTAGCGACACGGCAAACAGCAGTCTGAGAAAATCTATTGCAGATGCGCAGACTTCATTTAATGAGCATGCTGCCATGGCAAACACTGTTGGGACAGTTGCAGGTGCAGGTGTTGCGTATGGACTTAGCAGCTTAAATAAATACAGCACCCCTCCATCATCAAGTATGGATGGGTTATCAACAATAAAACCTATCAATACTTATGATTACAACACCAACCCTAACGGTTTAATGATTGCCTAGGAGGGATAATGGGAATTGCAGATGATACGTATGCCAGAATTTCACGTGAACTCTATGATGATTGGACAACAAGATTCTACCCAAAGCAAGTGCAACTATTAAATCAAGCTCAATCGGGAGAGTTGGCCACCCAACAATTAAATCGCGTGGATGACAATCTAAGCGGTTCACTTCGCTCGGCGGAGCTTGCCAATATCAACCATATGGCAAGATTTGGCGTTGATCCAATTGAGAATTCTAATCAAGAGGCTAAGAACGCACTTTCTGTTGCTGGGGCTAAAAATGCAATACGAGCAAATGAAAGAGATCGTTCAATGAGCATATTGTCAGGTGCCAACGCAGGAATGCGCAGCAAATTAAATGTGGGGGGATAATGGCCTATTCAATCTTAAATCAAGCGCAAAATACTCGCAATCAAGCTCTTGCCGGGCTAAGAGATGCAGCTAATCGAGAAACAGAGTTGGAGAATGCTCAAAAGCAGTTTAAGGCTGCAAAGGCACAGCAGATGGCAAGCAACATAGGGGCAGGAGCGGGACTCGGCGCCGCAATTACAATGGGAACATCGATAGGGGGCCCTGTCGGTGCACTTGCCGGTGCTGGCGTAGGATTACTGGCAAGTCTTTTTTAAAAGGAGAGCGTTATGGGGTTTGATACCAGAGGCTTTATGGATGGAGCCCTTCGAGGGTTTGATACAGTATCGCGCATCCAAGATAGGCAAGAGGCTAGAGAGCAACAAAAAGAAGATAGAATCGAAAATAATCGCCGGTGGCAGGAATCACACGACCAATCATTAAAACAAGCAGCTCAAGCTCAAGAAAATTGGAATAAAAGCTACGAACTGCAACAGAAAAATGAACAAGATCAAACCGATTATAGAAATAAAATGCTAGGTCTTAGTTATGCTGATAAGAAGTTAAAGCAAGAGATGCATGACTTTACCATGGCAAAAGCCCAAAAAGATGCGTTCTATCAAGACCAACAACACTTCATCAACAATAATGCTGCATTATTAGATAACGCATGGACAAATAACCTTAAAACAGGAGAGATTGACCCAATATTTAACAGTCCATTCGTAAAAGGTACTCAGTGGGATGTTACTCGTTATGATGACAAAACAGTAAAAGCCTACAGAAATATTGAATTAAACTTGCCAGATGTTATTCAAGGGCGCAGTAATATTGATGAGTCAATGTTAAACGATCTTTCAACCGTACTAAAAGGTGATTTATTAAGAGAGGTTAAAGGTAGCAAAGATGCGACAGGTACTAAAATCATTGATGATGTGAATATAAATGGGATCCATATAGCCGCAGATATTAATCCAGAGCTTGAAGGGGCGCAGCCAGGCCTTGTATTAAATCTAGACCTTACCTATAAAGATGAAGATGGCAATATATCAAAAGGCGAAGCCCCACTCACAGAGGCAAGAAGTACAAGCTCACATGACAATGTAAAAGTTATTCCCGTTGAGAAGATGATGCAGTATCTGTCACAAGGGATGCAGCTATCAAGATCCGTTGATAAAAGTCAGTATTACAATCAGATATTTCATCCAGATACAGTAAAGAAAAATCAAGAGTTGGAAAAAGAATATCGGCAATATTTCGGTAAAGTGGAGCTTGGGCGGGCAAAGGCAATCGCAGAAGCGTTAAAAAATACCATAGGCGGAACATTAACAGAGGAGCAAATGGCGGTTATTAATAAGCCGTTTGATGAGCAGCTGGCTAATGCTCAAGGGCTTTTTTCGTCATTTGGAATGAAAGATATCGCAGGTAAGCAAGAGGTAACCGCCTTGCCACGAGAAGATCTTTGGAAAATAAAAGGAGATCTGGTTGGTAGCGACCCACTAAAGAGCCAATACTTTGAACCCTTTACTCAATGGGTAACAGAGCAAGGTGCTAACGTAAACTATGCTCTAAAAGATAAGGATACTGCAAAAACCTTATTTGCGTCATACATGAAAATCATGAAAGAGAAGACTGCTACAGATAATTTTAATTACGCAGTTGGAGAAGGAATGGGTAGACAAGGTAGAGGTGACAACAATCCAAGAAGCGCAATAACCTCACCAATTGACTATAGCAAATATGAACCGTTATCTAATGAGCAGTTAATCGGATTAACTCAAGATGGGGATATGAATGCATGGAAAGTTTTGTACGATCGCAATAACAATGCAAGGAGTGGAGAAATGCAAGCTCCATTACCAGGTAAAACATCTCAACAGCAACGCGATGATGCGGCAGTCAGGCTTCAGGAATATCAACGGTTGTTATCGAAAGGGAAAACAAATGAAGCCAATAAAGCTTTAAGCGAAGGCTTGTACTAATAAGAGCAATAGCATGTATCAAAACAAACAGAAGTGATAAATGTTATGGCACAGTAAAAGACCCTCAGTTTTATTTAGGCAGTCAATTAAATTTGGAGAAACTTATGTTAACAATTTTGTCGTAAATCCTCTCTCGAACCGTTATCGATAGTGCAAATAAATACTGTTAATAAAGTGGTCGTTAACCAATTAATATCATCATTGAGTAGGTTGGATAACCTCTCGGTATCGTAATAAATAAAAAATCAGGGTACTCTAATCCAATGATGGGAAGTCGTAGCTGTTATTCAGTTGCGACTTTTTTTATGTTCTTTTTTCGAGGTTTTTATGGATAACCAACTCCTTGGTAGAGGCCTTAATCAGAAATCGACTATCGCCGCCCAAACCGATACATCCCCTTCAGTAAACATCAATTCACAACTCTACTCCCCTTCTCTTCGTGAGGTGATGGGGGTTTATAACCAAGTACAAAATGGTAATTATGAGCTTACTGACAAAGGTATTGCTCCTCGAAACTTAGATGTCACAGCAGGTGACGTTCTTAAATCTGTGGGAGTTGGTGCGCTCGATCTCGTTTCAGGACTTGGTGAGACTTCCGAACAACTAACGGGTTATGGCGCAGGTCTTCGTGATTTAGCCGATTCAGCGTCAAACTCCGTGAAAGATAGCATGACCAATGATGGCCAACTTGCTTTGCAGCGCTCTATTGTTTCTGAAGATGAGAATGGACGCTTAATTGTTGGCGATGGTGCAGGCGATATCGACGTCTGGGCCATGAAGTTTGCAAATTCAATAGGGTCAATGGTACCCGGCGTATTAGTAGGCGGCGGATCTGGACTTGCAGCAAGAGCGACACTGGATGGTTTGGTACGCACCACGATGCTAAAACGTGGTGCAAGTAAGTTAATAGCAGACAAAGTTGCCAATAAAACGGTTGAGTATATTGCAAAAGGCGCGGCATCAGGAGCTCTTACCGGTGGTAGTGTTGGTAGCACAGCCCTTGGTGCTAAAGAGCAATTAAAAGCTTTAGGAGCTGGTTGGCTCTCTCGAAACAGTACCAGTTATCAAGATATTGCCATGCAGATTGCAACAGATCCAGAGACTGCAAATCTATCTGCGATTGATAAAGAAAACCTCGCTATGGATAGACTTGCCAATGAGGTAAGTAATCAAGTCAGCATTGACCCTAAAGTATGGATGGCGTCCGTTGCCGCCACTATGGGGGATATGTCGTTATTTAAAGCAATAAGCGGCGGAATAACCAACAACATCGCCAAAGGTTTCGTTCACTCAGCAGCCACTGAAGGCTTATCAGAAGCGTTAGAAGAAGGCGTTCATGCTTATAGCTCAAACCAGGCATTAAACGAGCAAGCGCAGGCTGGTATTGATCCAATGCAAGGTGTTTGGCCTCAATCTATTGAGGGGGGGATTTTAGGCGTAGCAGCCGGTGGATCTATTGGTGTGGCAGGTAGTGGCGTGAGTAAATTTAAAGAAAAAGCTGCACGCAAACAAAACGCTAATGATGGCGAGCCTGAAACAAGTGACGTTGACGTATCCGCGACCATTAATGCAGGATTCATAGAGCCTCAAATTAATCCAGATGACTATGGATTAAGTCAAGAGCAAGCAGAAATGCTACTGAATCCAGATCCAGATCTTCTTCATGTTGGTATGCCACCTAAAGGGCAAAAGCTCACAAGGGAGGAAATAGAAAAGCTTAACGCAAGAAGAGAATATCAGAAGCAATATAACAAGCTTATTAATACTGATAACGCAAAAGCTTTTGTTACCGACTATAAAAATAAGGTTAATGCGCAGCAACCTACTAATGCAGAAGAAGTAAATCAGCAGGACAGTATTGATGTATCAGCAACGGCTAACGCAGGACCTATAAATAAAGAAAAGAAATCAAGATCGCAACCACAACCTCGCTCTCAACAAAAAGCGCCTAACCATAATGATTTTGGTTTAACAGACGATGAAGCTAAACTTCTTCGTGAATTTACCATTAATGATGATGGTGCTCTCGCTCTTGATGGCAGTAAGCTATCCACTGAAGATAAAGCGCAATACCTTAAAAGACTGGCCAATAGATATAAGCAAAATAAAGGGTTCTTTGATTTATTAAAATCAGATAAAGCCCGAAGTTATTTGCAGCAGCTAAAAGAAAGTAGTGAAGCTCAGTACGAAAAAGCCAAAGAGCAAGGTCCCTTAGCTCCCAAGCCATCCGATTATGGTTTGACAGATGAGGAAGCAGAAATGCTGACCGATCCTGATCCCATTCTTATGGAGATGAAATTAGCTAAAGGAGAAAAACCAACAGCAGAGCGACTAAAACAACAACAAGAAGCTGATGGGTATAAGAGAAAATTTAATACCTTATTAAAATCTGAGCAAGGCCGGGCATTTCTTAGCGCCGAAGGTGGGCATCGAGTTTACATAGGCCGGCGCGACCGAGAGTTAAAAAAGATTGATGAAGCAGGTGTGCAGCTTAAACAGCAACAGCAAACAAAAAAACAGCCTGCGCGCAGTAAAGAAGATAGTGATTATTTAGATGAGTTAACTCAACAGCGCTTTGGTCGTGATTATCAGCCATCACAAGCAGCGAAAGGATTGCGTGAGGCGTTAGGGATCAATGAAGAAGAATTAAGAAACCGAGATAGAGGTGTTGCTCAATCGCAAGAGGTTGAGTCTGCACAGTCCAAAGTTGATGCTGTGCGCGAGCATCTTTTTACACAAAGAAAGCGAGATGAGCAAAAAGAGAAGCTTAAACGTACCGGAAGCTCTCAATTTAGCGCTCGTCCAAATAGCATGAAAATGCTGGAAAAGGGCAAGAAACCCATTCGTTATTTTGACTACGAACAAAAAATGAAGCGGTTGCAAAAGAGATTGCAGCGTTTACATGTTCCTCGTAAAACATCGGATGAAATTCTAAGTGAATTTCGAAATCATGAAAAACGGCTTGAAGCGTTTCGGTTAGAAGAGGCTAGAAAGCCTGAAAACCAAGCAAGACGAAAACATGCTGAGTCGTTATTTGAACCCGCCCCTACTACTTTATTTAAAACCTTTGAACAAAACTCACTGACTCAAGCGTTAGAACAAGTTTCTGCTATTGTACAGCGGGATGAGCTGAGTCCTGAAACCCAAGAGAGTATTCGTGCGTTTATCGCAAAGCGTGAGGCAGATGAAATTGCAAAGACCCATCATGATCGCGCTATCATCGATGGTGCCATTTCTATTATCCAAAATGAAATACAAGCAGGTAACACTCAATTAAAAGGGATCCGTCAGGCATACCGCCGAGCAGGGTTAACCGCAAAGCGTGTTAATAAGGCCGTGATAAGCGAAGGTGTAGCAAAGAGCTTGGTTGAGTTTGAAAAACAAACCGCTAAAAGTATTAAAGATGCGCTGTATGCAGCTTCATCTACTGAGGCTCAGCCAATTATCAAAGACCAAGAGACGGCAAGCTCCGCAAAACTGGCACCAAAGAGCACTACACCATCTGAGCAAAAAGTAGAACGAGGACATGATGCTAGAGCGGTAACATTAACAGAGAAAACTGTAGAGCAAGAAAGCCCTAACCTAATTAAAAATAAGCTTGAACATAAATCTATACCAACAGAAGAAAATGATACCAAATCGTTTTCGAGTAAAGATAAATCTGAGCAATTACCATCACCAAACTCTCACTCGACTAAGAAGGATATCCAGGATGTGGGAGAGAAGATTGGAGGGGCTAGAAAAGATATTTGGGAAGCCTACTCATCAACAATAGAAGGAAAAACCCAAGAAGAGCTGCAGTCTCTGCCTTTTTCTAAATCATGGCCTCAACCTAATTATCAAGCCATGCTAAATCAAGGTAGCCCACTTGAAAATCTGAGCTTATTTCGAGCAATTCGAGAGAGCATTCCATCTAAACCACGAGCGAGCTATAAAGTTTCTCGTTGGGCTCAAAATGTTCGAACTTTACGTGAAGTAGCGCTAAGGCTATTAGATGGCTCTATCACTCAAGCACAAACTCAGGCCATTCTAAATACATCACCCAGTCGAGAAATCCACAAAATTGCAGGTCGAGCTGCGTTATATCAAGCAATGGGGCATGAACACAGCCTTGCCGCTTTTACTGTTTCAAATGGTGAGTATTCTTTGTTTAATGGTCAGCAGTTCAACCCGCCTAAAAACATTTGGACAGTAGAACGAACAGCTAAAATCAACGGCTTGAATCATTGGCCTCGGATGATGGCATCTGGAGATACTCAGGCTGAAGCTATTACGAAGTTTAAAAGTAAGTATCAAGAGCTAAACGAAAGAGCCAATGATGAGCCTAAGTTAACCTCATTCGATATTTATACTAAGCACAGTGTTCGTGGTTATTTTATTGGTAAAAAAGTAGGGCGGGTTTATATCGATCTCGAAGGTCCAATTGACACAATTAAAAAGGCAAGAGAGATACTCAATGAAGACAATGAAAGGTTAAGTCAAAAACTCGCTCGAGAAAAATATGTTCCCGCATTACGCACCAATGAAAATCATCCACGTGTTGGTGAAGATACACGTCAAGGGCGTGATGTGTCAGCAGATGACTTTGCTAAAGTGTTTGGTTTTCGTGGGGTTGAATTTGGTAACTGGGTCGATCAAAAGAAACGTCAAGCGATGGTGAATGAAGCCTATGATGCACTTATGGATATGGCCGCGGTCCTAAATCTTTCCCCTAAAGCGATTTCTCTTAATGGAGAGCTAGGGCTCGCTTTCGGAGCACGAGGGGTAGGTGGGAAAAACGCCGCAAAAGCTCATTATGAGCCAGGAAAGATAGTGATTAATCTCACTAAAAAACAAGGAGCCGGCTCACTTGGCCATGAATGGTGGCATGCCTTAGATAATTATTTTGGCAAGATGGACACGTCAAATCACGGCATGGACTCTGATGCGATGATGACATCACTCTCTTTGAATTCGCGACAAGCAATAATGGTTCGAGCGGAAATGCGTGCCGCATATAAAGATGTCATAGAGACCATCAATAACAGTGATTTGGTTAAACGTTCAAGTCAATTAGATAAAAAGAGAACAAAAGACTATTGGTCAACGCCTGAAGAGATGAGCGCTCGCTCTTTTGAATCCTACCTTATTGCCAAACTTGCTGATCAGAATGTGCGTAATGATTTCTTAGCGAATATCGTGAGTGAACAGGCCTGGAGCAAAGATGCGAAAGAAAATGGCTCCTTAACTAATTCATACCCATATCCGAACCAAGCAGAGTCAGAAAGTATTCGTCGAGTATATGACCATCTGTTTAAGACCATTGATGAGCATGAGTTCGCTGATGGACGAGTTATGTTGTTCTCTCAAGAAGCATTCTCTCTAGGCTCTGAGCCTGAATTTAAAGGGATACCACTGAAGCAGGCTCAGATGGCTGCACAATCATGGTTGCGTCAATATAAAGGTGGCGCTGCGGTCTCGATTAAGGTTGTACAAACTCAAGCTGAGGCTGAACAAATCTTAGGGACAAAATTTGATGGTTATAAGATCAATGCATTCTATGATGAGGAGTCCGCTTCCGTTGTTGTGGTTGCTGATAATATTACCAATACTCAAGAGCTTCGCAAAAAATTACGCCATGAAATCTTAGTTCATCACGGGCTGCGAGCTGTGGTTGGCGATACGGAGTACGGTCGAATATTAAAGCGGATTTATTCAGGTCTTATGTCCAAATACCTCAAACCGTTAATCCATGATATTGAGAAAAACTATAATCGAGCTGAAAAAAACGGATTTGTTGAGGAAGTGTTGGCGCATGTGGCAGAGACTGAGCGTAATACCATTCAGCAATGGTTCGACCGTATTGTCAGCGCGATTGCACAAGCTTTAAGAAAAGTAGGTCTCATGTCGCCATCGGATATGACTAAAGCTGAATTACGTAATATTGTTCAAACCCTATCTATACGTATTAAAGCTGTTAATGCATGGAGGTCAGATACCGATTCGGTCAGTCATATTGGCCATTTAGAACGAACGAAATTTAGTCAAAAGGCCGCATTTAATAAACCCATGCCCGTACAAACATTGCAAGAGGTATTGAGTAAAGCTAACGGGCACTTGTTTGATACCGTTAAAGATAACTTAAATGGTTTGGGAATTGATAAGCTTCGCAGTCATAAATACGCGTTACTGACGTTAGATCAGCTTGCCGAGATAGGTAAAAAATACCTGCCACCTATCACGCGTTATGAACAAAGCGTACGTGAAATGGAAACCACGCAAAATCTGTTAATTGAAGATGTCGCAAACTTAACCGAAGATATTCGTATATGGGCACAAAAATCCCCTCAAACGGCTGACACACTTTTTAATGTTATGCACAAAGCAACCTTAGCCAGTGTAGACCCTTCAAAACCTTTTGACTCTCTAACTCAATTGTTGCAAGAAGAAGTGAATCGAATCGATAGGCGAGCACGTTCAACCAATAAACTGACATCCGAGCAGGCGAAAAGGAAAGAAGAGCTTCTTCAGGCGATCAGCAATGAGCCAGTAAGGCGGCAGGAGCATGCAAAATTACGCGATCAATTTAGTAAATTACCTGCTGATGCGAAAGCTCATTTTGAGAACGTTAAAAATCATTATCGTACTCAACGAGGGCGAATGGTTGATGCCTTAGAAGCGAGAATAAAACGCGCTCAGATGGACAAATCCATTAAAAAAGAGATGTTGCGTAGCATTCGGTTTGACCATGAACGTGCAGAAAAAGAGTTGTACTTCCCACTATCACGTTTTGGTGAATATTGGATAGATACTGCAGATGAAAATGGCGAGCGTGTCTTTTTGATGTTTGAAACTCAAACAGAGATGGAGCGCAAGAAAAAGGCACTGGTAAAAGCAGGCTTTAAGGTCAATTTCGGCACTAAGCTGTATGAAACACAAAAGCTCGATGGTGCATCACTGGGTTTTATTTCTGATTTGATTCATAGTATTGAAGATATTGATGGCTTAAATGAGGATTATAAAGAGTCCATTGGCGATATGATTTATCAGCTTTACCTCAATACGATGCCAGATAGATCCATTCGCCGCGCCTATATCCATCGAAAAGGTGTTGCTGGTTATTCTAATGATGCAATTCGCGCTATGGCTGATCAAGGGTTCAAGCAATCTCGCCAACAAGCCAGATTAGATCATTTGGATGATTTGGAATTGAGTCTTAAAACGATGAAGGAAATGACGCAGGCATCAAATCAGGTCGAATCCAATCGAATATACAGTGAAGTAGTTAAACGCCATGAATGGGTACTTAATCCTGCTCGCTCGCCAATAGCGCAAAAACTAACGAGCCTGGGTTTTGTATGGATGCTCGGTCTATCCCCCGCCAGTGCTATAACTAACTTAACCCAAAGTATCATTATCGCGTTACCTATGCTGGGGTCTAAGCATGGCATGGTAAAATCTAGCATGGCTATGACTAAGGCAAGCCAAGATTTTATTGCTGCGATTAATAAGAGAGTGAAATCAGGAGATGCTACCTATGGTATTGTCGGGCATGTGCTTGACGGGCTTGAGAAAAAGGCCATTCGTGACGCTATTCTTGCTGGGGTGATTGATACTACTCAAGCGGCAGATTTAGTTGGTCTTGCCGAGAACCCCAGCGCGAAATATAACGGAACCTATAATAAAGCGATGAACATCATAGGTTGGGCTTTCCACCATGCTGAGGTGATGAACCGTGAAGTGACGTTTTTAGCAGCCTATCGCCTTGAATTTGCAAAAACTAAAAATCATGACGAAGCCGTGAAAAATGCCATTCGGTTAACGAACAAAGCGCACTTTAATTATGGTTCATTGAACCGAGCTCGCTTTATGCAAGGTGATGTCGCAGCCGTTGCCTTGCAATTTAAGCAATATGCCCAAAATATGATTTATTACTTAGTTAGCAATTTATATAGAGGCTTTGTCGCTAGCGATATCTCTAAAGAAGATAAGACAATTGCACGCAAGCAATTACTTTGGACCCTAGGGGTTACTTTTGGGATTGGTGGGCTTGGGGCTCTACCACTCAGTGGTCTTATGGTTGCAGCAAGTGCGGCTCAAGGTTTACTTGGTGATGGTGATGACCCATTTGATCCAGAAACCGAGCTTAAGAAGATGTTATCTGAATACTTTGGTGCAGATATTGCGGCAACATTATGGCTTGGGTTAGCTCCGACCTTATCATCTCGTATTTCCCTGGATGGTTTGATTTGGCGAGATATTAATAGGGATGAAAAGCCGATTGATATTTATCAGTCGGCACTAATGCAACTATCCGGTCCTGTTATTGGTGGGATCGGATTATCTATAGCTAATGGGGTAGGCGATTTAGCCACTGGAAGCACTTCTCGTGGCGTTGAAAAAATGGTTCCTAAAGCGTTAAACGATGTACTTAAAGCGGTGCGATATATCCATGAGGATGGCGTGGTGAATAAATACGGTAGCCCACTCATCGATAATGTCACATCGCTTGAATTAGCGCAGCAAGCACTAGGTTTTACCCCTGGACGACTGGCGATGCGATATGACCAAAACAGTGCTCAAAAAGAGGCTGAACGGTTTGTTAGAAATCGTCGTAGTCAATTAATGGGGGCGTATTATATGGGATGGCGTGAAGGGGATAGCTCAACCATTCAGGAGGTAATGAGGGAGATACAGAAATTTAATCGCTCTCAATGGGGACGCTCGATGCCCATTAAAGGAGTAGATTTGCAGCGTTCTATTCGTCGTCGTCAGAGAAATCTAGCAGAGTCGCAAAATGGGATGAAGGTGAACAAAAAGTTCATTGCTCTAACTAAGGATTTGGACTATTTCTCAAATTAATCATAGCCTTTATCTTTGTCCAAAATGGTAGTATTGGTATGTATTTATAGTTCAATACGATATTACTTTTGTGATATCTACCTGTATAAATAATGAAAAATTTATGTCTGATAAGACTGATTAAATATGTTTCTTACTTTCCACAGCATCTTAAAATCATTAAATGTGAAAATAATTCATTAACATTATGATGTATAGAAGATTATTTAGGTATCCTTAATGCCTTTTTTGCGTAAAAATAATCATGGTTTATTAGTCGGCTGTTAGCATTACCTATTGTCAATTGGTTGTTTTAAAAGGCATAATGCGATTTTTTACATAATACAGAGACACTGATGTTTAAAATCACAATTAAGCATATTGTTGACACTGGTAAACATATTAAAGATTATTCTATTCACATTGAAGATCTTAAGTTCTTTGGGGTTTTAGGCTTTTTATGTGGTTTCTTAATTGAAGTTGCTTCATACCTGCCAGACCACATAAATCGTGGTTTATTTTCTTCATTAATTTTTGACCATATACCTTTTTATACGATTTTTTGTGTGTTTATTGTACAGTTTCTTTCGGTGATCTTACATCAGTTTATAGACATAGCTTGCGTTAAAGATTATTTAGATAATTTAGTTAAATATTTGTCAACTAAAGTAGGGCAGTTTTGTTCTCCTGCTATGTGGATGATGCTTGGACTATCTTTATCTACGTTTCTAATTTCATTATACAAAGGAGATTTATATGTTCATTATGCCAAGGGTTTCTTGTTAGATGCAGTAATTTTTTTCTTTATTATATTGATATCCTCGCAATTAAAAGTCGGTTTACAGCTCAGAAAAGGTGGAGTTAGACTCGAACTGGCAAAATGGACTGGCATTGGACTAGTTTCAGCTATTTTAATTGTTTTTGTATTTAATACTGATCCTATGAGTATTTCTTATGAGGTATCAGTTAATGAATACCAAAAAATTAAACAGTTTGCCATAGAACACAAACAAAGTGTTGATGAATTAAGCCAAGAGGCAATATTAAAATTCATTGAATAAGATTTGTGGTAGATACAAGGTAGTTAAGGCAGATTTTCGGCGTTTGGCATTATGGATTTAGTATTTATGGGACAATGTCTTAAGTATGGACGTAAGCCTTATATAATTTTTTATGATGAGTGTTCAATTTTTTTCTTATTATTCCATTGCAATAAATACAATGTGAAAGCTTACAGGAGTTTATAAAAGAGAATATTACAGAAAGTAATGCTTAGAGTTTATTTAGTGTTAATCAAGAGCATTTTTATTAAGGAATTTAATGAACATGACCACAACTGGTTATTTGAAATTGTAATCAATAACTTGGCAGTTGTTTAAACCTATTTTGAACAAAGAAAGGAAAATGTTTTTTCTTTTTCATTCATGTTTGATAAATTCTAAATCATTCAGCAAATAAATCGAGTTAAAAACTCGATTTATTTGCTTTTGCCTTAAAAGCATTTAGCGTATGTGTTGTATTGTAAGCCTAATGTGCAAAGGTGTTAGACGAATTGGAACGGTATCGTTCTTTGATTGCTATGGTTAAAGGGGATTTTTTGTAGGTTTTTGTTGGAGATTCAATAGGAAGATTAATTAATTTTATCTTATATTTTTTGTCGTGTATTAAGTTAAAACCTGTACAAGAAGATGGATGCTCGATTTTTTCAAGTTTAACATCATTATGTAATAGTAAATTTTCTATTTCTATCACATCTCTTTGACAAATGAAGAATAAGATATATCCATTCCCATTTTGGTCTTCTAAATAATGTTTTATTTGATGTATTGCGCTGCAATATTTATCTACGATCTTGCTATGGTCATCGTTATCTGTAATACGCTTGTTTTCTATGATTGCTTTTTGTGCCCCTTGTTTGTGCCAGAAAGTAATATCAAGATCACTACGTCCTACATTTCGATCATTTTCCGTCGACACATTAACGTTGTTTCGGTGAAGATAAGAACTCAATCTTTTCGTGAGTTCGGTTTCTTTTAGAAACTCTAATGTTGAATCTGCGTTTTTTGTAAGCCAATTATCTTTGAGTGATTTAAAAGATGTTATCCCCTCAAGAATTAAATCTTCAATAGAGTTCACAGAATATTGGAGAGCGAGCGATTCATAGGAATTGTTTAATGTTCTGGTATCATCAATAACTGTCGTTGGTGATTGAGAATAAACGTTGAACGGTTGTTTTTTTAGAGTAATTGTACGATTATGATTATAAGCTCTAATAATACCATACATTTTAACTAATACATTGATATAAATATCATTACGATCATAGAAATAAGATGTGCGATCCGAAAATGCTTGTAAGAAGTCATACTGTCTATTATATGTCCATCGTGCACTAGATATAGCGCCTAGTGAACTTATATTATAAGTAAGGTTATGGAGTACAGCTTTGACGCCATCAACAAGCTCATTAAATTCAGTTTGAAACTCGTTTGAGTTTGATTTTGGAAGTTGTGTTACTGAATTTAATAGTTGGTTGCATTCATTAATGAGGATATTTTCAATTCGTTCCATAGGTATTGGATAGATCGATATATAGAATTCTATTGACTTATCCAGATATTCTATAGTGTAACGTGTATTTGGTTGATGCCATTCGTTGTTATGATCGTGTCGTTGGATATCTTTTACAGCTAAGTAATCCGAAAAGTATTTAGTTAAGTCTGATATAACAGACAAATTAGGGTTACCAATACTAAAAACAGCTAATTCTATACATCGATCCCGTAAGCTATTATTTGTGAAGTTCGGTGTGCTGACGATATTAGAAATACTATTTTCGAGTAATTTAACAATAGTTTCTCGACACTTTTTTTCTGACCAATCTGGTTGTAAGCATACACTTTTTAAATATGCTGTCGATATATAAAATCCAGACTCTTCTGGATTATTTCTCAGTGCTGATTTCAAAAAGAAAAAAGGGAAGAACATCTGCTCGCTGTTTGAATTGCAGTATCCTTTATTTCCGTAATCATCTTCGATTTGATTAAAGCACGTTTGCACTAGAGCCGATTCGACTAAATGAAGACTACTGTCGTCGGGCGTTGTTTTGTATCTGTTAGATAGGTATAGGGCATAATGAAGACCTGTATTTTTACTGCCAATAACTGGACTTAAGGTAGTTAAGGGCAAATCACCAGTATTAAGATAGTGGGTCAGTTGTGATCTAGCTTCTTTTTGATAGTAGATAAAGTGTGATTTGCTATATAGATGTTCTAGACGTTCTATGTATTTATTTTTACTCTCAATATCAATTATCACTTCATCTTTGAAAGGTATAATCATACAGTCTCCAAATTTTATCATGAGCTTTAAGGCAAAATTGATGATGTTTCCAGTAAAGTAGATAGAACTGGAACACGCTAATTCAAACTACTGCTAACGTTGTTATTCATTGAATACGTTATTTATATTTAAGATTCTAGAGTGACATTAAAGTAAACCTCACAAAGTTCTGAAATCCGCAGCATTTTTTCAAGAACGACACTAAGCTATTAATTATATTTTCGAGCTATTCATAATCCAAAATTGTCATGAATAGCATGAATATTCTTGCTTTAGTTTGAATGTGTTCTCTAGTTCAATGCGTTTACCTTTATTCTAAGTAGTCATAATGTACTCCTTATGTCATAAATTCACTATTAAATAAGGCAAATATCAGTGAAAATGACTGAATAACTGGTAGAATATGCGCAATTTTTCTAGTTCAAGATAACTCGACATGAAACAAGCAGAACAACAATTCTTAAAAGAGCTTGAAAGTAAGCTCTGGACCGCAGCAGATAAGCTACGTTCAACGCTAGACGCTGCACAATACAAGCATGCTGTACTTGGCTTAATCTTCGTTAAGTATGTTTCTGATGCATTCAAACTTCGTCAAGAAGAAATCAAAGCAGAGCTTGCTAACCCAGAGCATGAATACTATTTAGATCCTGCTGATTTTTCAGAAGAAGAGTTAGCCGTTGAAATCGCTATCGAGCTTGAGCAGCGTGACTATTACACTGAGAAGAATGTGTTCTGGCTACCGATTGAGTCTCGTTGGCAGTTCTTGCAAGATAATGGTCCTCGAGTGATTGGTGGTGCCGATCTAGATATTGGTGGAAAAACTAAGAGGATTACTTCTGTAGGCCACTTAATCGATAACGCACTTGAAGCCATTGAGCATGATAATGAAAAGATCAAAGGTGCTCTTAATAAATCATACTCTAGCTTACAAATTGACCAAGCTAAGCTAAATGAGCTGATTAACTTGATTGCGACGATTCCGTTTGATCACGCATCACTAAATAGTAAAGACATCTTGGGTCACGTATACGAATACATGCTTGGTCAGTTTGCTCTTGCTGAAGGTAAAAAAGGCGGTCAGTTCTACACGCCTGCTTCTATCGTATCTCTGATTGTTGAAATGATTGAACCGTTTGAAGGCCGTGTATATGACCCTGCTATGGGTTCTGGCGGTTTCTTTGTGCAATCAGACAAGTTTATTGAGCGTAGAGCTAACCAAAAAGAAATCGACCCGCTGACTCAAAAGCAGAAAATCTCTATCTACGGTCAAGAATATAACCATACCACATGGCAGCTAGCTGCAATGAACATGGCTATACGCGGTTTGGATTACGATTTCGGTAAAGAACCTGCCAGTACTTACACTAATGTTCAGCACCCTGATTTACGCGCCGATTTCATTATGGCGAACCCACCTTTTAACATGAAAGAGTGGAATACCGGCGTTAATGATAACGATCCTCGTTTTAAATATGGGAAACCGCCAGCAGGTAACGCTAACTTTGCGTGGATGCAGCATATGCTTTACCACCTTGCGCCAGATGGCTCACAAGCGCTACTACTAGCAAATGGCTCAATGAGTTCAACCACCAATAACGAAGGTGAAATTCGTAAAGCACTTATCGAGAACGATCTCGTTGAATGTATGGTGGCATTGCCAGGCCAGTTATTTACTAACACCCAAATCCCTGCATGTATTTGGTTCCTAACCAAGAACAAAACTGCTCGCACTGACAAAGCCGGCCGTAAATTGCGAGATCGTAAAGGTGAAGTACTGTTTATTGATGCACGTAACCTTGGCTATATGAAAGATCGTGTTCTGCGTGACTTTACTCGAGATGATATCGAGAAAGTGGCTGATCTTTACCATGCATGGAAAACAGGTGCAGAAGTCAATGGTATCGCTTATGAAGACCAAGCTGGTTTCTGTAAATCAGCAACCCTTGAAGAAATCACCAAGCACGATTTTGTGCTGACTCCGGGACGTTACGTAGGCGCAATTGAAGAACTAGATGATGGCATTCCATTTGGTGAGAAAATGGCAGCGCTAACCACTAAGTTAAGCGAACAGTTTGCTGAATCGGCAATGCTAGAAGCTGAGATTAAGAAGAACCTAGCGGGGTTAGGTTATGAGCTGTAA